ACCGCTGGCGAACGCCCCGCCTGCGTGAAGATCAGGGGAAGTTCCAAATACTCTAAGGCCGAGGATATACTCACGCAATCCTCGCTGTTTACATGAGTCGAAGGTAGAAAGTATCGAACTATCTATTTTCGACGGGAAGAGGAGCTGAAGGGGCTCCTGAGACTCTATTGCTTGTTGCATTGGCCAGTTCCTTAGCTACGGTGTCATAGTATATGATAAGTGTACTGCCACGTATGCGAGTGCGAGCCTGTGGGAGGATGGATATCAAGTGTGCTCGGTTCTCCGGCGAGGCTTCAAGCGTGGCGCTACGGAAGGCGTACAGGTGAGAGCGTAGGTTTCGGGCGGCGCGGGGCGAGTCACAGCCGATGGCTATCATGGAACAGCTTTGCCACGCACTTAGGAAGAAGTTAGCGTAATGGGGGGGGTATGACTCGAACCGCCTGGGGGTAGTCATTAGCAACACCCTGCATTAGGCATGTAGAAGACTTTTTCCTCGTGGTCAACCTGTAATGTAAAAATTGCGCTCGGCTGTTCATGTTCCTGTATCTGACAGCCGTTGTTGCTGTTTGCGAGGGTTCGGGCTCGCGCAAGGGCAGCCGCGAGTACTACGACGCCCCCATCGCAGTGGTAACTGTCACTCATTCGGGCGACGTACTCCCATATGAAGACTTTCATAGCGAGTCTCCTGGGCTAGAACAGATCGAGAGAGGTCGGGGTAACGGGAGCCTTGCGCTTGGCCCCCGCGGCAGCGGCTGAGACCTTACGCTCGCTTCGCATACATCTCACCGCGAACTTAAGGTGGGAGTCTGTAAGGGTTTCGCCTACAGCCCTCCGCATCCGAGCGTCATTGATAAAGGCAATGCGCTGCTCCGGGGTCATGGAGTCAGGATCGAGCGCTGAGATTTGCTCGTCGGTGATAGGGCTAGACACTGGGGGGCTCCTCTTTGGGTGGGTCGTTGAGATCGGGCAGGTCGTCGAGGGGGTCGGACTCGACGAGTCCATCCAATTTCTTGAGGGCCTCCTCCTTCGTTACCTCGGTAACTTCAGCCACAGGCTCGATAACCGAGTCCGGCAGATCAACTGCGACGGGTTCGGCCTGGGCAGCCGCCTGCTCCAGGGCTGCAGCGGCTTGAGCCTGGGCCTCAGGAGGCAGGGAGAAATCAGCGGTGCCGGCGTCCTTGGCCAGAGCGGCCTCGACGATCTTATCGGTAGCTGCCTTAACAAGTGGCAAAGCCACGTCCGGGGTGTCAACTGCGACAGGTGGGGGCTCGACACCCACCTGCTCCAGGACCCCATCGACTCTAGTCTGGGCCTCAGGGGCGCGAGGAATGGGGTCCACAAGCGGCAAAGCCGCTGCCCCGGCCGCGACTGGAGGGCCTACGAGATATTCCTTCGGTGTATCGGGCATCTTGTGGGGCGTCCAATCGGCCATGCGGTGGGCCTGGCCGCGGATAGAGGCGATGAGCTCTGGGTCTCTCCCGTAGCCTTCCAGGAGCTGGGCATAAAGCTCAACCACTTGGTAGGCTACAGCATCCTGGCCTCGGAGTAAGAGGACGGGTTCGTCCTCAGGTATGAGGTTCTGGGGGTCTTGGATGCGATCGTGGTCAGTCCGGGCGTGGCGCATTGGAGTTCTCCAAATAATGTTTGGCTATGGCCCGCGCTTCTCTTGCAGTCCGGGCACTTGTTGCCATGAAGGCACCTGACCGCCGATTTGCCTGTAGCGACCAACGGTGGTTTGTCAGGCCGTGTTTGATAGCCCAGCGATGTAAAGGGGACCGTGGAAAGCGTTTTTCCAATGACCCAAGAATATGAAAGTTTGGGTAGATAACCGCTCCGCCATGTTCATTCGTGAAAACAAGACCGAGTGCCTGTTCTACTTCCTCTAAACTCTTAAACAGTTCCTCCGGGTCGCCGCCGCCAATAGAAAGAGTACCGGGGATTACCTCGTCCATGTAAGGTTGTGCGTTCACTGTCTTCCCTTTTCGGGGGCTTGTGCCCCGCTTGCGTCGGCCATTTCGACGGGCGGGACGATGGCTGGCAGTGCCATAGTGGCCTCCACAGTAGTATTTCTAAGCCAGCGCTCTAGCAAGCCCACAATTAGTCTGCTGCGGGTTCCGTATTTGATCTTGCAGCGCACGGGGTCAAAGAGTTGCAGGTCTACGTCGGCGAGAACCGTCGTAGGGATTGAAACGCAAATACTGGTGAAATCATCTTTTGGCATTAGAGTTTATTCCTTAAAGCAGTGGAGACTGGAATGGGAGGAGTCTCCACTGCCACAAATTTCATGGTTGGGCCTCGCGGAGCTATCGCATGATGACCTCCTGACCTTGGGGCTAGGGGAGTATATGGTCGAGCTTTCATGATGTAATATTGTATCATACATTATATGGTGTGTCAAGGCTTTTTTTGCTCGCTGGTGTCTTTTATTCCGTGAGCCATTCCTTTACCAATTCGGCGTGGCCTTTCTTTGCTTCCTCTTGAGTGGCGTATCTTCGGCAATCCTCGTCGTGAGAGCTTCCTTCCTTGAATACCATAGTCTCGAAAAGGATAGGAGGGCCATCGCCGAAGTTGTGGTTAAGGGCGAGGAATACCGTACTCACCCTGTAGTTTTCGTTCGAGTCAAAGGCGACCCTTCTGTCAGCAGTTTCAAACCATGCACCCCACTTAAGAATACAGGGCTCTGGCGTCGGGATGCCGTCTACTAAGGTGTACCTGTTCATCATTTGTTTTCTCCTCCACTAAAGATTTTTTTCATGGCCTCAGCTTGAGGATCAGAGGGCGTATCATTGCCTGCGGTGGGGGGAAGTTCAAGCTCTGGCTCTATACTGGGTAAAGTGTCAACTGTAATACCCGCGTCTGCTAGTGCTGGTAGGTAGGCCTTGTCACAGGGATTACCGATTAAGAGCCACCGGCCCTCCGTGTCGGGGGTATGAGGTACTGATATGGTAACTGAGTTGGCGATAGTAGTAAGGGGATGCTCCTCTTTTCGCATGGCGTTGCGGAGAGCGTGCAAGCGGGCACGAAGGGAAGTGGCTGCGCGCTTGGATTTGAGGTAGATGGTCTTGGGCTCTTGCGCTGCTTGGCGGTAGAACTCCAAGAACTCCGGGGCGTAGGAGGTTACGGGCATTAACAGATGCTCCACTTGTGCTTCTCGTTGGCAAGTTTGAGGATACTCCAGTCAGCCTCGTCGTCGGTAATGATGCGGTCTGGCATGATGTAGGCTCCTTGTGTGACTATATGGTGTGTAAATTGCACATTATATGGTTTAAGGCTTTAACCCTCTGCATCGCGGCCGTGCCTTGAGGGCCGCGATGCAGAGGGCGAGGGCGGGGGTTGGTGCATCACCAAATTTCCCGGTGCCGTATCCCCCCGACCACAGAAGAGCACGCCAGCCTTTCCGATGTCTTGATTGTTTAATCTCCACATCCCACCCATCCGGCACCAGTATCAGCGCGGCGTCGAGGAACGCGCCGACACCAACAAATAGCCGGGCATCTTCCCGCGCCTTGGCGCTTATCCATCCTTGCTTTCGGGCATAGTCTATCGCTTCAAGGATTACGTTGCCTTGTTCCGCCTCCGTCGCCGCCTCCAGCTTTGCGATGATGTCAGTCATCTAGTCCTCCCTTTGTATCCCAAGGTGTAAGCATGGCGTAGAACACGAGGCAGATTATAACCAACGCCACTAAACTTGCGATGATGTTACTTGTCATGGGAGCAACCACGCACCAAGCAAAATCGCTGCAACTACCCCCGTATAAGCCCAGAATATTAGTTCACTCGTCATGGGGCTTGTCCCTCATATGTTCCATTACAGTTCCGTCCGTTGTCGCCCGCCAGTCGGGCCACTCTCGACCCTCGTTCGTGACTTGCTTGGCTACCAAGGCAGACACAACATCCTTGGGGGTATGCCCCGCCCTCCGGGCACCGTCGAGGGCTAATAGGATTACATCTATCCATTCGACGAGATCGGTGGGCGCGGCCTCTATCTCCGCCAGCTCCTTCCTGATATGGTTGGTTATCCCGGTTGTTCTACGGCCCGGCCCAAACTTGGCTTCGGTAAAGGCCCCATGCCTTTGTAAGAACGCCACTAGGTCGAAACTGGCTACCTCCCAGGGCTGTGTGTTCTCCAATGCTTTAACTAGCGCCATATAGGCTACTTGGTTTAGATCGGGACTATCCTCCGCTACCCCATCTTCTAAGAAAAAGTCGATAGCTTCCCGCAGCCGCTTGTTCGCCTTCGCCAGCGCCTCATTCCTTTCATCAGCATCCCACGCTAATTTTAGTGCCAGCGTAAGTCTCTTCGCCAGCACGGAGTCGTCGGCTTCGATGGCGGCAAGGGCTAGAAACATTGCGTCTTCTTTGCCTAGTCTAAAACTTGGAAACAGCACATTCCATTTGCGGATTAAAGCGTCTGCTATACGATTTCTTCGCTCCACGCGCTCATCCATGGTGGTCATGGCTTTGGCTCCTTGTGGTTGCCCGACCTGCCGTTCGGCGCAACAATAATCACAGTCACACGTCGGCTTGTGGCTACCCATCGTCTGGCTCCTCGTTCATGATCTTGTGCATCTCAACCCACGTTTCGTTGTCCGCCCACTCCCTAGCGTATTCCAGCGCTCGTTCGAGGCGGTTGATCCTGTCCAAGGTCCACGGGAGGTCTACACGAGCGTGTTCAACAAACTTCCTTTCTTCAACATCTCTTTTCCATGCAAGAGAAGGACGGGAAGCTTTAATGTCATCGGCGTAAAACTTCTCAAACGCTTTGCACCGCTCCCTGATCTCGTCCAGTCTGTCAGCCATCATCACCTCCACGATTTGTCCAGTGCATCATTGCAATGGCGGTTCGTCGGACTTGTCACTGCTGTGGCCGCCGCAACTGTCCCATCCGCCTGCGTGGTGGTCGGTATAACAGTTCTCACAAAATGAGACGCGGCCATGATCGCAGCCATGATAACACTCATGGACATTTGCTATTCCAGAACCGTGTGCCGCCATAATATCGGCCTCGAGGGGCTTGTAGTTTTGGCACGGTTGCTCGCCTACGGTATATTCATTTGGCATCGTTTTGTCCTCCAATTCTTAAAATGCCGATAGGGGTGTAGGCCTTACAAGTTCGCCTGTGGGTACATCCCTGAGTTCCAGTACCTCCTGTTGGTAACTCTCTTCTTTGTAACAGTTCTCACAGGCCATAAGGCTAGAGTCTCCACCTTCGCGTATCTCCCGTGGTAGGCCGGGGAAGCCAGTACCCTGAGCTTTTATTACTGTTGTGCCCTTGCGGTGGGTGTTGGAGTAGAGGTACATGAGCTTAGGATTGGGGACTCGGTATTGGGTTCCACAGCGCCTGCAGGTGTAGGTAAGGATGAAAAGTATCTCGGCTAGAGGTATGGTGACCTCGGAAGGTGTGGGAGGCTCTGTGAGGTTTAATTCGATTTCGTGCATGAGGCTATTCCAGGCATTGTATCATGTTGGCGAAGATAAAGCCTTCAAGAAGTTTCATGAGTCTTCTCCTTGATCTGGCAGTCAATCACATGGGGAGAGTGCTGAGGGTCGGCTGGAATTAGTAGCTTGACCTCAAGGTTGCGAAGCTCGGCAGTATGTATAAGGTCTCGCAAGCTCTTGATCTGCCGCTCAATGAGTAAGACTATGCGGAGCTGGGTGGTGTTCATGATAGGCTCTCCAGAAGTGAGAATATAAGAGTTAATACCCCGTATGTGAGTCCGGCTGTGACTGCGAATGTGACTAGCTGGAGAGGAGTCATGAGGGGTCAGCCGTATCTCGCCTGGGGACTCCGGGAGAGGTACCAGTAGAGGGCGTCGCCCAGCTCGGACGCTTCAGGGCGTGGGAGCGGAAAACCACAGCGGCTTCGAGTATCTGGGGGGTGGTGAGGGGAAGATCGTACTTACGGTTGAAGTGTTTGCGAATGCTGGCTATGGCCCGGCTTGTTGCTGGCGTGATATAGACTCTGGTTGTCATGGCTAGCTACTCCTGTCATGCGCGTGGAATTACATTTCTGCCGCAATCGGGGCAGTCGTGACAGTCCCGAACTGCGCGCTCGCTGTATATGTGCCCGCAGTTGCAGCAAGCAAAGGTATAGGCCGGACGTGCGGCTATGATAGCTGCGAGTGCGTGGCGCAGGCGTTCCTTATCGCTCATGAAGGGGGAGTTCATGAGAGGCTCTCATCGGGTATCTCGGAGATCCCCTCAAGGACATTCAAGAGTATACTCTCCGTGAGGGAGGAGATGGGAGTGTAAATGAGTTTACCTCCTTCCCATGTTAGGTTCGTGTTCTCTCGCCCGTATATGAGGATGGTGCTTACTAGCTCGCGCAGGGGATTGTACTTGTCAGGCAGTATCGATGTCATGAGGGTAACTCCTGTATCCTAATTGCGCCAATGGTGGTATTGTATCACATTATATGGTGTGTGTCAAGGGAAAAATGAGTAGTGGGGAAATTAATCCCCACCACCAGTTGAAAGGTTCGCGGTTAGAGTTCCCAACATACCTTGCCCCGGCGTATTACCTGGGCGTACTTCCCGTCAGGTGTTGGGTTGCGTTGAGCCTCGACGGCCGCAAGGACTTCACGGATTATCTCTTGTTGCCCCCTTGGCTTGAGATGACGCAGGCACTTGGTCTTGTCCACGAGTTGGCTTACTTTGAACGGTACGTCGAGTTGCATGATGTCGCAGATTTCGCCCCATACCTCATCGAAGTCGAACACTGAAAGGTGTGTATGTGTGTAAGGCCCGATAGCGCTTTTCGTGTAATCGTGGGCGGGTGTACCCATGATGACAACCTCCATATTCAATTGTAAAAGAACAGGTCCGGGCAATTTTGCCCGATCGTGATTATGTGGTAACACAAATAAAATGGCGTGTCAACAACTAAATTCAACTATGGATAGCTGGCGGGTCGTGGGGTTGGTAGTCAAATAGGCTGGATTATATAATTGCCCCTAATATGCCCTAATAAATCTGTATGAGACCTAGATATGCCCTAATATCCCCTGTTATACAGCTAAATACACCCCCCCCCCATTTAATGATACCGTATCTAGTATCCGGGGAGCTTCCAGGTAACTATGTTTCGACTTACTAATAAAAAAAAAAAACTAAAAGAAACTAAAGGAGCCAGCTTAATTATATGGTGTGAGCCCGGTGGCATTAAATGGTGGCCCCCCCCCGTTAGCTGCATAACAGGCGATAACAGGGGATATGAAGGGGATGTGGGGAAATATTAGGGGGTATTAGGGGCAATCGGGGCGATTATATGTTGTGCATATGGTACAGCATATAGTTGGATTGTGGGCGAAAAAATCCCCCAAGCTGCTTCACCTGGGGGGAAGTTACAGGGGAAAAACATTCATTTCGTAAGAGTGTGTTCGTCATTGTTCTCGTCGATAACAATGATCCCGGTTACTTCAGAGTCCATGAAGGCCAACAGAACGGCGGTTGGTGTATATGGAATACACTTCATCATTATACCCCGTACAGCGAACGCGTTCTCCGGCCGGAAGGGTTTCTTATCCTTGCCCAGTACACCCTTGCATTTCTTGTATTTCATGCCAGTGACTCCTTGCCAGTTGTGCTTCAACAATACCCTGAAAGGGAAACATTCTGTCTCCCCTTCCGGTTAGTGTCGGCGCTTGTGTTAGAACCCTTCGAGTCCTTCCTTCGACCCGGGGGCTTGTGCCGCCGCGTCAGCCGCACGCTTGGTCGATGCTTCGAGTTGAAGTTGCTTGAACTCCGCTTCGATATCCTTGTTGGCCATTGCGCCGTCGCGGCCTTCCTTGGTGGAAACCTTGACGCGGTTGGCCTCCATTCGTTCCTTGTTTTCCGTCGGGCTGCCGTCGGCGTCGGCATCCCAGGTGCCGGCCTTGACACAGGCACGGGCGATAGCCAGGATAAGCACTCCAGTCTTCGGGCCGGCACCTTCGCCAGGCTTGACCCACTCATCGCCGTTCAGACGTTCAATCATCGTCTCGTGCGACTCGCGGGCTTCTTCCCAAGTTGTGGCCTTGTTGCCTTCGTCGCCGATCTTCTGGGCGCCTCCGTGCCAGGCACAGGCCCGGGCACAACCCTTTCCGATCTCGTTGAGCCTGAAAACGGTTTTTTCGCCGTTCAGCTTGCCGTCGATACCGTAATACCGGAACTCCAGTTGCACAACATCCGGCCCGGCATGCCGTGACTCGGTGCCGTCCTTGTTGACGTAGACCTTGGAACAGAACTTCTTGCGAGTGGCTTTCGCCACCGTGGCTTCTTCAGCCATGATCGTTACTCCTATACAATGTCAAAGAACAGTCGCAATGTCTTCGTGTCGATTTTCCACGGTAACATATAATCAATATCGTGTCAAGCGGAAAATACATGGACTCGAAAAAAAAACCCCCGGATTGTGAGTCCGGGGGACAGAATTGCTTCATTACTCGGTTGTGACCTTGCCGAATACACCAACCAGTGTCTCTTTATCGGTGTATCGAAGCAATGTACGTATCACACATTCCACAACCTCCGGCTTATACAAACAACCACCGTGAGCCTGCGTTGCATAAATGCACGTCGTCAGGATGGATTGTTGAAGTTCAGATTTTGAGCAGTTTCTTTTCTCCACCTGACGTTTTGTGAAGGTTCTTGCCCTTGTTGGGTAAGCCATGAGTGTCTCCATCTTCAGTTGTAAAAGAGCAATCGAACGGTATATGTATCAGGCCACACCTCGGCCCGAATGTCAATCCCCTATCTTTGCGAACGTCTCGCAACAACTCGCCAGGACCCGCACCCGGGGCGCTGTCCCCTGTCACTGCAACCGCGAGTAAGTCGTATCCCCCCTTCCCTCCCACGGGGGGCGCCGCGGCTCTGTATCAATGACCACTCGGAAAACATTTTGTATTTTTGCACACTATATAGTCTAAGTTATAATCCCCCACCTAGCTCTATATAATCTCCCACATTTCCCACATTTCCCCTTGACAGGCTTAGCTAACTATGATATGATATACGATCAATATAGCTCTGTAAGGAGCAGGAACTTGGCCGAAAGCAACCAAATTCGCCACTCAGGAACCCCCCGCCACGAGGCCATTGTGGACTGGGAGCTACTTAATCCTGGGGATACCAGACGGAACTGTGCTTTAGCCTTGGGCATAAGCGAGTGTGGGCTGAGCATTATCTACAATTCTGACGCCTTTATCGACTATCGCTCCCGGCGCATGAGGGAACACCAAGCCCTCGTGAGCGAGAGCGTGATTGAGAAGACCGAGGCTGTGGCTAAGATAAGCCTGGATATTCTGGAAGAGAGGTTCGACCAGGAACGCAAGGTCATTCCCCTTGGTGGGGTTAAAGATACTGCTGAAATGGCCCTTAAGGCCTTGGGTTTCGGCCAGCCGCGCCCCGGGAACTACCCGCCGGGTGGGGGCAATGTTACTGTCATAGTCGGCGCCAGCCCGGAGCAACTAGCCCAGGCTCGGGACAGAATGAAGACTATCAATGCTACGGTTGTTGAGGAGGAACCAACCCCTGATAAACAGGTCGCCCCCTGATGGCTTCCGTCCTGCGGGGGAGGTATCCTCTGCTCAGTTCTCGCCTACACCGCCTTCGTTTCTTAAGACTCGCAGAGTCAAGGGCAGTAGAGCCGATGGAATTCGCTACGAAAACAAGGCCCAGGCGAAACTACTCGCGGCGAGACCCCACTCTTATGTCCCCTCGCCGTGGCTTAAGTTTAACCCGGCAAGTTGGGATGCTAAGTCTGGTGATCCTTATTGGCTTTGGTGTCAGCCTGACGGTCTGGACTTTGATCTCAATATTGGCCTTATCACAATTGTGGAGTTCAAACTTGCCCACACCCCGAACGCCTGGTGGCAGACGCGGCGGCTTTACGAACCTGTGGTCAGGAAACTCTTCCAGGGGGCTCCCTGGCGGTATGCTATTATTGAGATTGTCAAGTGGTATGACCCTGATACTGTATTTCCTGAGGAACTTTATTTCATTAAAGAGTTTTCTCTCGCGCATACTAGGCCGGGCCGGTTCCACCTGCACATATGGAATGGAAGGGACTAGAGCCTGATGAAGAAGGACGCGAAATGTGCTGCCTGCGGGGCTACAAGATCGGGCGACTCCCGGGTAGTATGTGATAGGTGTGGGTGCAAATGGATGCGCTAGCCCCTCAGCCTTCCACCTCCATGTCTGTAGAGGAGCTTGTCAACCTCGGCGCTGTTGACAACGAGTTCTTCTCGAGGGTATTCTTCCCCAAGACTGTGCGGCAGCCATTTGCCCCCTATCACGCACACGTCTGGAATGACCTCGAAAGCGAGTCCCGACTAGTTAATGAGTTAATCTTTCGTGGAGGAGCTAAGACCTCCATCGCCCGCATGTATACCGCCAAGCGCATTGCCTACGGCCTTGCTCACACTATACTCTATGTAGGTAAGAGTGAAGGCCATGCCCTGCGCAGTATCAAGTGGCTCAAGCAGAATATCGAGTTCAACCACGTTTTCTCTCAAGTGTTCAATCTCCGCCGGGGTTCAAAGTGGCAAGATGGTGAGGCGGAGATACACAGAGGCTCAGATGAGCATCCTGTATGGATCATGGGGACGGGCATTACTGGCTCGGTCCGTGGTATTAACCAGGATGACTTCCGGCCGGACCTTATAGTCCTGGACGACTGCCTCAACGAAGAGAACTCCGCAACCGCGGACATGCGGGAGAAGAATAGCAACCTTATCTACGGCGCGCTTATCGAAAGTCTTACCCCCGCGAGCGAGTCGACTGACGCCAAGTTGGTAATGCTACAGACTCCTCAAAATCGGGAAGATGCCTCGATGCTTGCGCTGAAAGACTCGGCTTGGCGAAGCTCCGTCTTCGGTTGCTGGACTGAAGCCTCGAAGGGACTACCGTTACATCTCCAAGAGTCCATCTGGCCTGAGCGGTGGAGTAGTGAGACTCTGCGGAAAGAAAAGCGCGAGGCTATCGAGCGCAACAAGCTCTCAGTCTGGCTGAGAGAGAAGGAGTGTCTGCTAGTCTCCCCCGAGACCTCAGCCTTCAAGGCTATCTGGCTGCAGTACTACGATCTCCTGCCCGAGCAAATGGTGAAAGTGCTTGTGATTGATCCCGTACCGCCTCCGAGTGCTATCCAGATCGCCAAAGGTATGAGAGGCAAGGACTATGAGGCTTTTGCGGTAGTAGGGAAGTGCAAGGGTAAGTACTACCTGCTAGAATATGAGCTTAACCGCGGTCATGATCCCTCCTGGTCGAAGGCAACCTTTTTGCGCTTGTGCTTCAAGCACAATCCCAGGAGAGTGATTGTGGAGTCTATCGCATATCAGCGCACCCTCGCCTGGATACTCCGGCAGGCAATGACAGAGCAAGGTCGGTACTGGGCCATCAAGGAGACTGACGATAAGCGCAGCAAGTTCGATAAGATCGTGGACGGGCTTAATGGACCCGCGGCCGAGGGAGCTTTCTTCATCCATAAAGAGCATCATGAGTTCGCCGCGCAGTTTACTGACTATCCCGATGTGGCGAATGACGACCTGCTAGAGGTCGTAGCGTTGGGCGTGGCAGAGCTAGCTACTACCGTTTTCGACTATACCGACGAGGAAATGGACGAGGCCTCGAATGAAAACTCCATCCGCAGGCTGGTCTATCAGAGGGGGGCTCCATAATGCCTTCCCTCACTCTCACCCTCAGCCCGGACTCGGAACTTCATAAGCGTATCCTCGACGCTGTAAGTGATAGGGTAAAGTTCTCCAAGACCAAGTTCCAGGCCCGACATAATGCCTGGAAAAAGTCTGAAGAAGCTGCCCTCGCATTTTTGCCTGAGCGAGATGTCGATGCTGTAAAGCGCCTCAAGCGGGAAGAAGGCGCGCCCCAGTACACTACCATTGTTATCCCATATTCCTACGGAGTCCTGATGGCGAGCCATACATACTGGACCACAGTGTTTATGTCTCGCGCCCCTGTTATGCAGTTCTCTGGCCGGCACGGGGAAACTGAGCAAGCTACCCAAGCGATCGAGGCCGCAGTCGACTACCAGATGCAAGTCGGGGGAATGATGGTGCCTCTGTATATTTGGCTGCTCGATGTGGGCAAGTACGGAATAGGTGTCGTCGGCGACTACTGGGATATAAATGAAAGCGTGATTGTTGAGATCACGAAAGAAGAAGAACTCATTCTTGGGCTCATTAAAACCGGCCGCACTAAGAAACGGAAAAGGTCCAAGCGAATTCAGAGCTATGCGGGTAACAGGCTACTGAATGTTCGGCCCTATGACTTCCTCCCCGATCCCCGAGTACCTATTCACCGTTTCCAAGAGGGGGAATTCTGTGCGATCTACAATGAGCTTGGCTGGAATAGTGTCCTCAAGCGCGCGGACCAGGGCTTCTACACGAATATCAAGAGGCTACAAAAGGGAGATCAGGGCAACGCCGGTGCGCGGGAAGCTGGAAGTGGAGAGCTAGAACTTCCCGGCGACGGTATTCCAGGTCTCTTCGACAAAAAAGCCGGAGACATTACCAAGCTCTATGAGTGCTACATTGAACTCGTGCCGAACAAGTGGGGCCTGGGTAAGAGCAACTTCCCGGAGAAGTGGGTCTTTACTGTTACTTCGGACTACTTAACTGTGATTGGAGCCCAGCCTCTCGGAGCGCTGCACGATAAGTTCCCCTTCCAAGTGATTGAGTATGAGCCGGAAGGTTACTCACTGGTCAATCGGTCAATTCCCGAAGTGCTGGAGCCAATAAGTAATACCCTCGACTGGCTCTTTAATTCCCACTTCTATAATGTGCGCAAGACCCTTAATAACCAATTCGTCGTTGATCCTTCTAAAGTTGTAATGAAGGACGTACTTGATCCTCTACCGGGCGGGACTATCAGGCTCAAGCCCGAGGCTTACGGTACTGACGTGAGGGAAGTACTGCACCAACTGGGTGTCGTTGACATTACCCAAGGTCACCTCCGGGACGCGAAGATTGTGGAAGAGCTAGGCCAGATGGCCGTGGGCGTCAACGATCAAATCATGGGCGTCCTGCAGGGCGGAGGCCGGAAGTCAGCAACGGAGATCCGTACAAGCTCTACCTTCGGCGTCAACAGGCTGAAGTCAGGGGCCGAGTACATGTCGGCTATGGGCTGGGGACCCCTCGCGCAGATGATCGTGCAAAATACCCAGCAGTTCTTTGATGAGGAGCGGAAGTTCAAGCTAGTAGGCGATCTTGCACTCGAGGCCGGGCCGAAATTCGTTGATGTAGACCCGGAGGCGATTGCCGGCTTCTTTGACTTCGTGCCTATTGACGGGACGCTTCCTGTGGATCGCTTCGCGCAGGCCAATCTCTGGAAAGAGCTGCTGGCTGCTATGGTAAGGTTCCCGCAGGTACTGGAGCGCTACGATGTAAGCAGGATATTCGGCTGGGTGGCACAGCTGGCTGGTCTGAAGAATATCAACCAGTTCCGCATTGACCTCCAGCCCGATGGGCAGGTACAGCAACAGGCACAAGCAGGTAATGTCATCCCACTTGGTGGAGGAAGGGTTGATCTCGAACGTGCGGGCGAGCCGGGTCAGGTTCCGAACGTCGGGCCTACGGCCTAGACTATATCGTGTGTGAAATGCACAACATATGGTGTGAAAATGAGTGAAAGGGCCAAACAGTTTACCGAAGCGGCTGAGCAGCGCGACGCGCTCACCTCGCTTCTTAAAACCCCTGGATGGAAGATACTTGCGAAGGCCTGCCAAGCTAAGATCGAGGAGGGAGACAAGAAACTTGATAAACCTCTCGAGTCCACGGCTGACGGATATGCTCAAGAGTACACTAAAGGCGCTCGCGCAACCTTTAAGTATGTGTTGGCCTGGCCTCAAGGTATAGTTGATCAGGCCGTGGCTGCGATAGAGGCCATAGAGAAGGAGAAGGAAGATGCCGAAAGAGAAGACGGAAACGGAACCGGAAGTTACGGAGACCCCAACGGAGGGTACGAAGTCTGAGACTGAGGTTAAGACTGAACCTGAGTCTACTGTCCCCGAGTCTCCCGACGACATTCCCGAGCTGGGTGAAGAAGGCATTTCTCAGCTCTTAAAGGATGACGACGACTCAGAGAGTGAAGGTGAGGAGGCGGTGGAGTCTCCAGAGCCTACTCCTGAGCCGAAGCCCGAAGGGGAAGTCAAAGATGAGCCTGTACCTGTCAAGGCTGAGGAAAAGGCTCCTCCAGCAGTCGAAAAGCCTGCAGAGGCTAAGCCTGCTGTGGAGCCCATTCCTGTGCCTGAGCCGGTGCCTGTGCCTGTCAAGACTGAGCCCGAAAAGCCTGCGGCGGAAACTCCGCCCGCCGAACCGCCGGCTGAAGTCAAACCTGCCCTCACGGCTGAGGAGCAGACTGAGGCGTATAACGAGTGGCGAGGGAAGACCGAAGGTGCACTCGCTAGTACTCGCTATGCAATCTCAGAGGAAGAGGCGCAGGAGCTGGATATTACTCCGGAGTTCGGCAAGATGATCTCCACCCATTCAGCTCGTGTCTACATGGACGCCGTTACTGGGGCGATTGGGCACGTTATAGCGTCGATGCCACAATTGCTGGAAGCTGCGCTCGTGACGAGGGACGCAACAGCTAAGGGCGAGGCCGCTTTCTATGCGGCTTGGCCGCAACTCAACAGTACTGAACACGGAGCGTCAATCTCGCGCATTGGGCACTCCTATCGCAGCCTGAACCCGAAGGTCGATACGGAGACCTTCATTCGGGATGTTGGTGCCCAGGCGATTATTGCGCTTCGTATTCCGACGGAGGCGCCAACTGCGCCGGGTACTCCCGTAGTACCTGCTGTTGAGCCTGTTGTTCCTGAGACACCTGTACAGCCATTCAAGCCGGCCGGGTCGGCTACCCCAGGCGGAGGTCGAGAGGCACCCGAAAGTGGTTATTCTGCCCTCACCCGAGAGTTCGACGAGGAGGAGGCCGCAGAATTTGGTTAGACAAAAGGAAACCAAGCCATGACTGCAGTAGCAGGCTTGCGCGGCACGGGTGACTGGGGTACTGACGAACGCCCCAAGAACTTCCGTGAAATGATCCTCTGGCGTAGCCCGAATGGGAGCGCCCCAATCTTCGCCCTGACGGCGAAGGCCCAGAAAGAGTCCACCGATGATCCCGAGTTCTCGTGGTGGGACGAACCGAACGATCTGCTGAGACTGCAGGTCGCCGGCGCGATCTCGGACACGGCTCAGCAACAGATCACGGTTGACTCGAGCGACAACTCAACGAGTGCTCCAGGCAGTGCCTGGGGGCTCGCGACACATCTCGTCGCGGGCGACCTCTTGCTCGTGGAGCCCACGGCCGACAACGCCACCTACGACCACGAGATCATCGAAGTGCTTACTGTGGTCTCTACCACGGTCTTCACTGCTACCCGAGGTGTCTGTGGCACGAGCGCTGCCACTATCGTGAACGACGCGTTCTTGCTGAAGATCGGCAACAGGTTTGCGGAAGGCACGGCGGAAGCGGATGCTTCCACTCGCAACCCGACGAAGTACTTCAACTACACGCAGATCTTCAAGACCGTCTACGAGCTGACTCGTACGGCCTCCGTGACTCGCACTCGCACCGGCGATCCCCTGCGGAACGACAAGAAGCGCAAGAGCTTCGACCATGCGAGGGATATCGAATTGGCTATGCTATTCGGCCAGAAGAACGAAACCACCGGCACGAACGGCAAGCCGATGCGGACCATGGACGGTATCAGGAAGTTCATCCCCAGCGCGACTACTACTATCCTCACCAACGGCTGGACGCTGGAGACCTTCCTCGATGCGGTCTCGCCTGTATTCGATTTCGATAGCCCTGCCGGTGATACTCGGCTGGCCTTCTGTGGCAACTCAGCCCTCAACTTCTTCAACAAGCAAATCGCGAGTGCCAGCGGCCACACGGCTATCAACCTCAACGTCAGCCAGAAGGAAAAGGTCTTCGGGGTCAACTTCATCGAGTACATCCTCCCTCAGGGGCGGCTGCTGCTCAAGACCCATCCACTCCTGAACCGCCATTCGCTGTACAAGAACTCCATGTTTATTCTCGACTTCAGCTCCATCCGCTGGCGTCCCCTGAAGGGCGGCGATACCAAGTTCCAGGATAACATCCAAGCTAAGGGCGAAGATGTCATTCGGGGACAGTGGTTGACTGAAGCCGGCATCGAAGTTCGTGGCGGCGGCCTGACCAACGGCTACATCGGCGGCTTCGGCGCCTAGCAGTGCCAAGCGCCTAGGAAAGGAGTACAGCCAATGGCTGGTTATAACATCAGAGACAGCAAGTCCAAGAACTTGCGCATGACCGAGACGCGCTTGGACAACGAAACGAAGACGCTAAGCGCGAACCTGACGCTCACGGTCGACTCGCCCTCCATGCAGCACATCGACCCGAACGGTGCGCGAGACCTCACACTTCCGGCTGAGTCCGACAGCGACGGACTGGTGTTCTTCATCTACAACGCCGCCGGCGGTTCCGAGGTCATCACGATCAAGGATGACGGCGGGAGTACTGTGTGTACGCCGGGGCAGAACGAGAGCGCGATTGTGTTCTGTGACGGCACGACTTGGGCCGGCCTCGTTGGGGCCAGCTCGTAAGCAGTAGGACTTGGGGGAGGGCATTGTGTTCTCCCCCGGCCTACGGGAGCAAGTACTATGGCGCGGCTTGAAGGTAACGCACCCAACCTCGACATCATGCAGAGGGCTCTAATTGGAACCCCCCGGCTGATTGTTGACGAGGAAGTCAACGACAGTGACAAGACATTCATCGTTCCCGCTACATACCAGTGGCGGATACAGCATATCTGGGTCGAGTTCACTGCAGCTGGAGCGAGCGATAGACAGCTGGAGGTCCAGATACAGGACCTCGCTGGGGATGTCATTGGAGTAGTGCGAGCGGGGAAGGAACAGGCAACTGGCAATACGAAGAAGTATATGTTTGCCCCCGGCCTTACTCGCTTGACCGCCTTCTATGACACCGATTATCTGACAGTTCCTTTACCTGAAAATTGGGTTCTCCTGGGCGGCTGGGGTATTCGTATCTTTGATAACAATGCACAAGCAGCTGGCGCTGACGACATGGTTATCCAGATGCTGGTCATGGAGATGGATACTGTCTCGCCGAGGCCTGGCCAAGATCCTACGCGCAGGAGAGACTTTGGGACTACAATCCCTCACATACAGCTCAGGCTTTCATCCACGGCTCCCAAAATCGGAGTCTTTCCAGTTATCACACCGGGTGCGGAGCAACTCACCCTCACCACCACGGCTCCAACAGTTGGGCCAACGCCTACGGTGCCTAGGAGAGAGCTGGTACTGTCAACTACTGCACCGGCACGAGTTACGAACTTCAATCGCCAGCCGGCTGGTGAGCAACTCACGGTTACTTTCACGGCGCCGTCTGTCGTGCAAGACACGCCGTTCGCACCGCCAGCGGAGCAGCTTACCTTTACATTTAGCGCACCGACTCGCGGTATATTCCCCGTTATCTTCCCGGGTGCAGCGCAGCTGCGTATTGCCCCCGCGACACCAAGCGCGGTTGTCGATACGGCACTCGAGGTTCCGTATGCTGAACTAGCAATTACCTCGACCACGCCGGTTATTGGTATCTTCCCAGTCCTCGAGCCGGGCGCAGAGCAGCTTACTATTACCCCGACGGCGCCTACAGTAGTGGCGACCTAGGAGAGTCTCGTGGCTCAGAAAGAAACAATGTTCCTCGAGTTACCCGGGGCCGATCTCAAAGGGTTTGAACTTGGCGACAAGGTAACAGCTACCGTAAGCGGAAAGCTGATCGAACTCACGGCCCCCGATACTCAGGAATTCGATGACGGCGCGACTATGGAGTTCCCGGCTGGCGTCGGTATCGAAGTTATTGGCAAAGCTACTCTCGTGCCTAAGACTAAGAAGAAAAATGACTTTGACGATCTCTCAGAAGAAAAGGAAGGAGACTAGCAGTGAACAAAAAGCTAACCCAAATTGAAATAGATCGCTACGATGCGATCTGGAAGGTTCCCGCGTACAGTGAAGTATCTCCTGGTGAAGGGCTCGCAGCTATGTTTGGCAAGATTGCGAAGCCGAAAACTAGGGAAACGCTTATCGACCTCGGATGCGGTAGGGGAGCCGGCGGCCTCAACCTTATGGGAATGTATGGCCTTGCCATAACGTACCTTGATGTGGTTAAGGTCGCTGGTGTTCCCGAACCATATATCTGTCAGTCACTGTGGGAACCGATCAAGGTGACTCGCCCAGGCAGGAAGAAATGGAAATGGGATTACGGCTACTGCTGTGATGTCATGGAGCATCTTCCGAAGGAATTCACTATGCTCGCCGTGAAGAACATGCTTGCGGTGTGTGAGAAGGTGTTCTTCTGCATAGCGTTTCTCCCGGACCGCTCCGGGCCGAAGCACACAGACATCGGCTTCGCAGTTGGAGCGGGCCAACTCCACCACACAATCGAGAATTTCGTTTGGTGGAGGGATCGCCTTGAAGAAATCTGCACACTGATAGATGGCCGCGATCTCATGGGCCGAGGAGTTTTCTATGTTGAAAGCTGACACAGCTAGAGGAAACGGTCAACAGTTGACCGATCTTCCGGCCGAGGCGAAACGCTTCGACAAGCACAAGATGAACCTTAACACTTCCGAGGAAGAAATCCTCGCGAATGTAGCTCTTAATATCCAGAGGCCGCTACCACAACTGGATATCTATCCTCCCCAGTCGAGGGAAGTTGTTATTGTCGGTGGAGGGTGGTCAACGGAGGACACGATCGACGAGCTACATGAACTGGCCTTGGAAGGGAAGGCCATTATTGCTACGAACGGTGCAGGGAACTATCTGGTGAAAAACCACATCCGCCCTGACATTCTTATGGTTCTTGATGCAAGGATTGAGAACCTTGCGTTTGTCGAGGAACCTATCCCCAACTGCAAATACTTCCTTGCGAGTCAGTGTCACCCGGAGCTATTCGAAGCCTGTAAGGACCGTGACCTGACTATCTATCATATCGTGACGTTCCAGGAAGTGGAATTTGCTCTGCTTTACACTTACTATGGACCACACTTCCGTGTTGTTCCTGGCGGGTCGACTGTAGGTCTACGAGGCATCTCGATGTCTCATATGCTAGGTTTCCGCCTTATGCACCTGTTCGGTTTCGATAGCTGCTATGCCCCCGACGGACGTCACCACTCCTACGAGCAAAAGTGGAATGACAAAGAGGGGGCTACTACGATGTGGGCGGAACTCAAAGGCCCCAGTACTCAGGGCGCTACCTTGAAGTTCCGTTGTTCCTCGTGGCAGGCTCACCAAACCGAACAGTTCTTTAGGTTCCTGAAGAGTAACGGTGACGAGTTCAAGCTGGACATCCACGGAGATGGCTTGCTCGCTACTATGTTACGGACAGGGGCGAGACTTCATCTGCAGAATGAGGAGACTTAGTCATGGCTGTTGTAGCTTGGGTTACTTACGACTCTTTCCACCGGCATCTCTGTGATGGCACGATCGCGCTATCCACAACGGAGATCTACATGCACCTTGCCCGGTCGGGCAGCAACTACTCGACAACTACCCTCTCGTCCCTCGGTTCACTGACCGGGGAGATGAGCGCTACAAGGGGTTACAGCAAATCGGGTGAATTGCTCTCCGATACCTGGTTGACTGGTGCCTCGACAGGCGAGATGCGGTACGACGCCACCGCGGTGATCTGGACGGCGGGCGGAGGCTCTCTCGGTTCAGGCGCTTCCGCCGGTGCGGACGACATACTTGCGGCGTTCTTGGTGGCGAAGACGCAGACTACCGGAAAGGACGGGAGCAACAAGTTGGTGGCCTGGAGCAAGCTCTCGACTTCGAGCTTCACCATCACCGACGGCAACACGCTCACGATCACCCCTTCGGCGAACGGTATCTTCGAGCTCAACCGCGCCTAGGGAGTGATCTGATCGCTCGCTGTGGGGGTCTACGCACACCGTTCGCGTAGACCCCATAGCGAATAGGAGAACTGTACCATGGCCTTTGCACTAGATGATAGGGTGAGAGAGACAAGCACGACTACCGGAACTGGGACCCTAGATCTTGACGGGGCCGTGAGTAACTTTCAGACCTTTGTTGCTGGAATTGGTAGTACCAATACTACTCACTATGCAATCATAAACCGGGATGCAGCTGAGTGGGAAGTTGGCCTAGGCACAGTTACGGACGCGGCGCCTGATACCCTGGCGAGGACGACAGTATTTTCATCCTCCAATGGTGACGCAGCGGTTAGCTTCAGCGCTGGCACGAAGGACGTGATTTGTACTCGGCCGGCGGGTACAGTAGCTGCAGCTCTTTTGGTCATGCGGCCTGAGACCTCACAAAATATTACGGTTGCGAGCGCAGCAATCATTTCAACAACTAGTCATATTGAATTGACTTCGGATGCTGATTATCTACTTACAAGCACACCCTCTATTGTAGCTGGCCGAGATGGTCAAATGTTATATATTCATAACGGAAACGCTTCAGATACTGTAACAATCCAAGACGATAGTGTACTCGCGGGAAGTGATGTCCACCTTGGGGGTGCGAGCGGCATTATTAAGCCTATGAGTACAATGACTCTACAATACCATACAGATACTCCGGCTTGGTCAATTATTTCAAATCCTAATGAAGCTGCTATTGGAGCTACTGCCTCAGTGTTGAATGTGAGGAATACTTCCGGGAGTTCGATTGCTGGGGGTTCACCTGTATACATTACAGGCTATAACACAGGGTTAAATCTCATTACGATTGACCTTGCCGATGCCAACGACGCTGCGAAAATGCCAGCGGTTGGTATTACATCTGCGGCAATAGGCAACAATGCTAACGGTACAGTTATAACGTCAGGTATTGCCGAAGGCCAAATTGATTGTGTCGGGCAAGCTGTGGGTGACGGCATTTGGGTAAGTACTACGGCCGGAGCTGTTGTGTTCGTGCGCCCGAGTGTTGATAATATCCAACGTATTGGTACTGTCGCGCATGTCGCGCAGGATGTGGTACATATCTTCGGTGCAGGGAGGGCGAATGATATTCCGATTATAGTTCCGGCGCATACCCTCGGTGGAACGATTTCTGGTGCGGACAAGGAAGTCAACAGGATCAAGCTCAAGGACTACGGGGAAGTCGTCAATATTATTGGCGGAACAGGCGGTGGCGCGCAGACCATCGACCTGGAACTCGGAAATGTCGTTTCGGCAACACAAGATACTGGCGCGACAACGTATACGTTTTCAAATCCACCAGCATCAGGCACGATGGGCGGGTTTACGTTCTTCCTGACGAATGGGGCGTCGAATGGGGGTACAGTGTGGCCGGGGTCTGTAGACTGGGACGGTGGCAATGTCCCCTCATTAACTGCTGCAGGCGTGGATGTACTGGTTTTTGAAACGATTGATGGGGGAACGATCTGGTACGGATTTGCAGCAGGATTGGATTTCTCATGACCCTTCGTAGAGGACTTATTGCTGCTGCCGGGAACTATAAGAGCCCCATTTCCGTGGATGCTGTGACATTTGATGGCTCTAATGATTACACAACTCGTGGAGCTGACCTGACAGGGGCCGCGAATGGGAAACTCGGGATAGCTTCCTTTTGGATCAACACCAACACCATCGCAGCACAGGTTATTTATAGAGGCACCAACCAGTTGATGAGGATATTGCTCTTGAACGATAACACTATCCAAGTGCGGGGACAAAATGCGGCAGTTTCTACTATCTTGCAAATGGCATCTACAACAGTTCTTTCTACAGGGAAATGGCATCATGTTCTGGCTTCTTGGGACTTGGCAAACACTGTAGGGCATCTATATTGTGATGGGCAGGAAGATCAAGCTGGAGGTTCAACCTTGACAGACGACACCATTGATTACACGGATACTGACCATGCCATCGGCGCGAGCCCGGCAGGAGGGACAAAATTAAACGGCGACTTGGCCGAGGTCTACATAAACCTCGCTGAATATATTGATTTAAGTGTTCAGGCGAACAGGCAGAAGTTCCGCGTCCAACACCATTTCCCGGCGAACGTAGGTGCGGCTGGGGCAACCCCGACAGGCACAGCGCCGATCATGTACTTTAAGGCTAGTAGCGGAACTCCAGCCAACTTCGCTAACAACCTTGGCGGCGGTGGAAACTTCTCCGTAACGGGGACACTCACTAATGCCTCATCCAGCCCGAGTGATTAAATAATGACCTTCGGCCTCAACACATTCGCGGAAGAGGCTTTCGCAGCAGCTAACATACCAGCCATAAGCGTGCCGGTGAGGCAGCTAACTATTACCACTACTGCTCCCGCAAGGGCAGTTGACAACAGCCTTGAGGTTCCGACAGCGCAGCTAACACTGAGCTTCACTGCAGCTGGCTTAATGGTAGGCGTTCCAAGAAGTCCCGGGGCGGGAGACTTAACACTCACCTCAACCGCGCCTACCAGAGTTATTGCATGGAGCCGGCTCCCGGGGGCTGAGCAACTTACGGTTACTACTACTGCCCCCGCGAAACTAGTAGGTAGAAGTCTCGAAGTTCCTACCACGCAGCTGACTATTACTCCTACCGCTCCCTCAGTTATTGGGGGCTTGAAGCGCGCAACTCCTACAGCGCAACTGGCCATTACTACTACTGCGCCCTCAAGAGTCTATACCACTAACCCAGCCCCGGCCGAGACTCCCTGGAGAGACGAGGACGCACTTACTGACGGTTGGACTGAAGAAGCGGAGGCAGCCTGATGGATAGAGACACAGCGGTTGAGCGGGTTCAAGAGACTCTCGGTTTCACAACCGCGCACACTACCAAAATTATCTCCCGGCTGCAAGATGCACAAGTGGACCTCGAGAAGGGCATGACCCTGCCCTGGTTCTTGAGGACTGAGATTTCGAGCATTAGCACGGTGGCTGATGAGGAGAGGGTAAAGTTACCGAGCGACTTCTTGCGCCAGTGGGAGGAAGACCCACTCTGGTACTACAACGCTGACGCTGAGGAAACGGCTGATGTTTGGAAGGCACTGATAAAGGAGGAGCTAGAGACCCTAAGGAATGATCTCCCTGGTACAGGCTCGCCTCAGGCCTACTCGCTCGACGACAGTTATTTCCGTATCTTCCCGACGCCTGATGCGGCATATGTGTTGAAGATGATTTACTACAAGGCAGACGCTTTACTTACTACCAATGTTGAGAACTTGTGGCTAGAGCATTTTCCTTGGTTATTGATTGGTATTGCAGGCGCACCGCTCGCGGCTGGATTAAGAGATAAAGCGGCGGTTAGTGTGTTCGCGGCTCTGGAGGCAAAGCACCATGCTAAGATGGTCGTGGATACTGAAGCTCGAATACATGCGGGCAGAAGGTATGTAATGGGAGGACCAGACTAATGGGACTCGAGAGCGGTAACTTTGTCAATGACCTCAACGCCTCTAACCCTGTAGGCGGTACGGACGATATTAACCAGGGGGATGATCACCTTAGGTTGGTTAAGACTGTATTGCGTAATACCTTTATTGGGTTTACTCGGGCGTTTCACTTCCCGGCAGCCGGGAGCGCAAAGGCTGGGGCTTACGCGGTATTACTCACTGACCAGAACGCCCTCATCAGAGGCGACACGACAAGTGGCGGGTTTACTATCACCCTACCGCTAGGTAGTGTTGTGTTTACAGGATATGAAGTCACTGTGATGAAAAGTGACTCCAGCGCGAATGTACTGACGGTTGATGGGGCGGGGAGTGAGACTATTGCCGGGTCAACAACCCGGCCGTTGATCGCGCAGTATAGCTCGGAGACCTATCGGTGGGAGGGCTCGGAGTGGAAGATAGTTGCCGAGTATAATCCACTCACTGGCAATGGCACTTCCATTGCCAGCGCGTCTACTATAACAATAGGTCTCGATGGCCAGATTTTCACTATCACTGGAACAGATACTATCGCTACCATGACAGTCGCGGCTGGACGGTTCTTCATTCTAGTATTCGCCAGTACTGCGGAGTTGACGAATAGCTCCTCATTGCTACTTCCTGGCGGCGCGGACATTACAGCTGCGGCCGGTGATGTGGCCTATTGCTTCGCAACGGCGGCTGATACTGTAAAAGTGTTCCCGTATGTGCCGGCTGATGGCGCGGCTGTGGTGGATGATGACACTGCAGCGACTGGCACGGTTATACAGGTGTTGAATTCGAGTGTCAATGCCGTTTCAACCGGGACCACAATTTTACCTAACGACGACACAATTCCGCAGAATACTGAAGGAGACGAATATATTACCCTTGCTATAACCCCGGGGGCTACGGATAATAATTTGCTTATAAGTGTGGTTCTGTATTGTGCCTTATCTATTACTGGAGATGCAGTAGTTGCGCTCTTTCAGGACTCTACAGCCGGTGCGCTTGCTGCCGCGGGGCACCGACAGGCAAGCGATCCCGTTCTACTTGTACTCGATTACTTCATGGCAGCCGGTACTACTAGCGAAACTACATTCAAAGTCCGGGCAGGTCCAGCCGCGAGTGCAACTTTCACACTTAACGGTGCTCTGGGTGTTCGGGATTTCGGCGGTGTAGCTGTAAGTTCTATTACCATAACTGAAATCAAAGGCTAGGGCTGTGACTATAAATAATACGGTTTCCCCCTCGACGTTGGTTAAGTTGTTTACGCTATTAATTCTTATTGGTGGGGTTGTCTTCGCCGGGGGGATACTTTATGCACAAACTGATGACAACACGGAGGATATTGCCAAAAACGTAGTTGACATAACTAAGAACTCCACCGCGATTACTGAAACCGATATGGTGCTAGGTCGGATCGAATTGCAGTTCAAATATATCGAAAGGGCCCAGACCGAGCAGAAACAAATGCTCAGGAAGGTACTAAGCAAGCTGGAGGACAGTCCCCGATGAGGGGATGATGTGACATGGAAATCGACAGAGTTAAGCTCTTTAAAGACTTGATGGTGGATGAGGGGCTGAGGCTGAAGCCGTACAGATGTAGTGCGGGGAAGTTGACTATTGGCTTCGGTCATAACCTAGAGGCCAGAGGTATTAGCGAAAGTGTTGCGGCGGCGATACTTCATGAGGATATTGATTACGATTTGCCGGGGCTTTACCAGCGCATTCCCTGGCTCCGGGATTACCCCGAACCTGTACAGCGGGCGCTCGCGAACATGGCCTTCAACATGGGCACTTCGAAGCTCATGCGGTTCGTGAAGATGCTCAAGGCCCTGAGGGATAGGAACTATAGCCTCGCGGCCGAGGAGGCACTGGACTCGAAGTGGGCCAGACAAGTCGGTGACAGGGCAATCAGAATTGCCGAGCTGTTGGAGGGTCCTCATGGTAGTTAGTGACTTCCAGTACATCGAAGACATCTACTTTTACCGTAAGGTAAAAGGGAAGGGCAAGCTGCTCATCCTCGAGCGGGACTACTCAGTTACATTCCGCCTCAACGGGAACATCGTCAAGTATACGGTCCCGGCAGAGTTCGAGACGGATGGTCCCTCAGTACCTTACCTAGTCCCGAAGTGGATTGCTCAGACGGGATTGAGCGCGGCGCTTGAAGCAGCAGTTATCCACGACCATATGTGTGTCGTGCTGTGGGGGAAGTCAAATGAGACTGCTGCGAAGGTATTCTACGAGGGACTCAAGGTAACTAGCATGAGTGACTTTAAGGCCTGGTATATGTACAAGTCGGTTCTGCTAGGCGGGCCGAAATGGGAGTTTGATTAGACTATATAATGTGCAATCTTCACACCATATAATGTAAGGCAGACACTATGGTAAAGATACCTTTCGACGATGTGGGTACGGTAGGGATCAATAAAGATCTCGACGACCATGCTCTGCCTTTAAGTGCTTGGACAGCCGGGCGAAATATCAGATTTAATGATAATAAGGCTGAAAAGTTCCTGGGGCATGAGCTTGTTTTTAATCCTCCCGCAATTCCGCCCTATTGGGCCATGCCCGTGCTAACTGCGGATAACGTGTTCTGGATATACGCAGGGTTGACTAAGGTGTATGCTTTTCAAGGAGGGACTCATTCGAATATCACGAGGATCAAGACTAGTCCTGAATTTGAGATACCACCTTCAGAACTGACAATCACTACGACAGCCCCTAGTGTAGCGGTGGCACCTGTATAATGGCTGACACAAACATCTCACCTGGTGCGGCTCAGTTAACCCTATCTACTTCGGCCTTGACCTTGGACCGCGATCTTACCGCTGACAACTACACTGGCGATGCGGATAACTTTTGGGATGGAGGAGTACTTGGCGGTATTCCAGTAATCAATAACGGGATTGACGTACCGCAAGCCTGGAACCCTATTACCGGAGGGACGAAGCTAGTTGATCTGGCTAATTGGCCCAGTGCTACTACCGCAAAGATCGTTAAGCCCTTTAGGAATTACCTCATTGCGATGAATATAACCCAGTCTGCTACGGATAAACCCCATATGATCTGGTGGAGTCATCAGGCCGATCCAGGCACGATACCTGACTCCTGGGATCACAGCGATGCTACGAAGGACGCAGGGAGGTTCGAGCTAACTGACGTAAATGCTGGGGTTATTCAGGATGGCGAGGCTCTTGGCGATTTCTTTATGATATACAAAGATAATGCTACGCATGGTTTGCAGTTCGTTGGGGGTTCGTTTATCTGGCGCAGATTTAACGTGTTTACCGCTACAGGTATTTTAGCCCAAAGGTGCGTTGCGGTATTGCCTGTAATGAAGGGCAAGCCCTCTAGGCATCTACTAGCTACTGGGGACGACATTATAGTCCACAACGGCCGGACAGCTGATAGTGTCCTGGATAAGCGTATGCGGAAGTTTCTTAACTCAAACATGGACCCCACGAATTATACTCGAAGCTACATGACTATCAACCCCAGGTATACTGAAGGTTGGTTCTGCTTCCCCGAACAGGGAGAAGACTTTCCCACCCTTGCGATAGTGTGGAACTACGTAGACGATACCCTAGGAGTTAGAGACCTTACCCCTGGCGCCGCCTTCATCGCGGCCGGAGTGGTAAGCGAGGCTGCGGCTTCAAGGCTCTGGGATGACATGACTGGAACCTGGGACGAAAGTAAAGAGACTTGGGGGGCTAGGCAATTTACTCCGCAAGAGGTCGATCTCCTGCAGTGTAGCCCGGCCGAGGCTCAACTCCTGCATCTCGATAATACCAACCAGCTAGCTGGCGTGAATATGAACTCCTCCCTGGAGAGAACCGGACTCGCAGCCTCGCGCCTTGATCGCTTCGGCAGGCCCGTTATTGACATAACTAGGCGGAAGCTGGCAACGAGGCTTTGGCCGCGCATGACAGGGGGGCCGGTAGAGTTAAGATTGGGGTCACAAGAGGAGATTGGAGGGACGGTAACGTGGACTGAAGCGAAAACCTTTACGCCCGGTACGGACAACTACGTGGACTTTGACGCCCCAGCTAATGGAAGGCTGCTGGCACTTCGTATCGAGTCTAATACTGACGTAGCCTGGACGATAGAGGGCTACGACATTGACATTGCTGAGCTAGGAGAAATCTAATGGGTACGTATGAGCCTGATCCCTTCCCTACAGGTGACGCGGCTGACAGCGAGGCCCTACTAGATTACCTGTATAATGAGTTCCAAAAGCTCGCGGCCAGCTTTCTAGGGGTTGAGAATATACTGCTGGAGGAAATGAATGAGGAACCTACAAAGCCTAGAACGGGCATGATAGTGCTTGCGGATGGCACGAACTGGAACCCTGGTAGTGGAGCCGGTTTTTACGGCTACCACAGTAGTAGCTGGAATAAGTTAGGATAGGGCTGTGATGGAATTACAGTCACTAGAGAACCCTGAGAGCCTAAAGCCCCGGCAGTTACTTTGGGTCCAGGCGGACATACTCGACACTGTATGGTGGGGGGCTGTACCGCTACTGCTAGAGGGCAAGAAGCACTGGGAAGAGTTCATGACTCTTGAGTCCATTTACCACTCAATTAAAAGTGGTGACTTGCAACTGTGGCTGATGAACGATGAAGATGAGTTCCTACTCGCAATGCTTACGCAGCTCATTCGGTATCCTAAGATACTGGACCTGCGGCTGGTCTGGATCGGAGGGACTGACCTTGCAAGCGGGATAGAGCTTTTCTTCGACTATATAGAACTATGGGGCCATCGCCAAGGCGCTTCCAGAGTCACCGTATCCGGTCGTAAGGGCTGGATACGTAGGCTTTTAAAGTCAGGCTATAAGCTAGAGAGCTATACGGTATGTAAGGACATCTCAGAGATAAAGGAGCACTAAGATGTCAGGTGGTGGAGGCGAGCCCCAACAGTCTACCTCGACGACTACGCAGCAGCTGTCACCCGAGCAGCGGGCTATTCTCGAGCCGCTCATTCCGATCTTTACGGAGTTCGGGCAGACGCCGCTGCAGCAGTTCCCTGGGTCGCAGGTAGTGCCTTTCAATCCTACGGAACTGGCCTCGCAAGAGCAGGCACGGGGGGCGGCAACTGCGGCCGCAGGGCCAATAGGGCAGGCCAATCTGTTTAGTCAGTTCCTCCAGGGACCAGCACTATTTCCGGAGTCCAACCCGGCACTGCGGGCCAATATCGAGGCGGCCATCAGGCCATTGACTGAGAGCTTTACGCAGAGTATTTTGCCCAACATTCGCACGGCCGAAAACCTTGCAGGGCAAGTCGGCGGCTCGCGTGGGGGACTGGCCGAGCAAAGCGCGACCAATGCGCTGCTACGCCAGATTGGGGAAACTTCGCAAGGCCTGGTAGGGCAGAACTTCGAGAATGCGCTAAGGGTAGGGGCACAATCTCTAGCGTTCACCCCGAGTCTTTTGTCTTCTTCTCTGTTCCCTGCCCAGACACTGGCCGGAGTCGGTGGGGCTGAAAGGGCACTCACTGAGGCCGAACTGTTCGAGCAGGCACAGAGGTTTGGGGCGGAGCAACTGGCTGAGTTCGCCCCCGCGGCAGCCGCGGCTAATATCGCGGTTGGCCTTCCTGGCGGTAGTACTACTTCCGTAGGGACTGTCACAGGCGGCGGAGGTACGAGTCCCTTCCAGGGGTTCATATCGGGCGGCGCGCTCGGCACTGCCATGTTCCCCTCAAATCCAGCGGTCGGTGGGGGTGTAGGTGCCCTTGCCGGACTGTTGTTGAGTCAATTCTAGGAGAAGTAAAATGGCTATAGGAAATCCTCCCTCAGCCGCGTTCTTTGATAAGCTACAGATGGTAGCACAAGCTGCCCAGACTCCAGAAGGAATAGAGCGGCTAGCCGAAACTGCCGCAGCTGCGGGACTTCCCCTTCCGGGAGCTGCAGGCGTCCCTCAAGGAGTAGGTACTGCAATACCCCCCGCTGCAGCCCCTGGTGCTGGAGGTCCTGCAGGCCCAGCTCCCGGCCCGATGGATAGTTTCTTCCAGTCGCTCCAAGGCCTGGAAGCCCCGGTTGCGCCGCAGTTGCCGCAACTGCCGGGGGCCGCAGCTGCTCCTCGCCCCGGCCAAGGTCTCAACCCACAGCTTCTGGAGCAAATACGACAGCTACTTGTGCCACAAGGTCAGTCTCCTCAAGTCAGCGCCTTGGGTTCACTAGTGCTAGGGAGATAGGTCATGGCAGATCAAATTCAAGGACTTCTTCCACAGTCCCAGGTACAAGGGGCTCAGCTTCAGCCTCCTGGTATAGGTAACGCTGTACCTGAGCAGTCCCTTACCCCTCCGGCTACCCCAGAGGAAAAGGAAACCCTTAAGCAAGGCTGGAGAGAATTTCTCCAGTCTCCCGAGACCCGAGCCGCATTACTGCAATTCGGGGTGAACTTTGCTCAGCCTGTACAGCCGGGAGATACGACACTCGCGGCCTTTGGGCGAAGTGTAGCCGCCGGAGGGGAAGCTGCCGGGCGGGTTACTGAGAAGCGCGAGGCTGAAGAACAAACTGAGTTCAAGCGGGGAATTGAGGAGCGGAAAGTCGGAGTAGCCGAGGAAGGGCTCGCAGTTGAAAGGGAAGGAATTACGAGCCGAGAGACAATCGCGGGGGAGAGAGTTGAGAGTGAGGAAGCCATAGCTGCACGGGGGGTTACAAGTGCGGAGAAAATCCGGAAGTCTGCTAACGAAGCAGCGCAAGCAGTTGCTAATATCAGGGCCGGGGCTACAGCCGCAGCTGGCGGGGTTACAGCCGGTGCGACTCTTGAAGGTGCTCGAATTCGGGCCAAGGCTACGGCTGAGGCTGCAGCAGCTAGGATCAAGGCGGACATTGCGTTGCTGACGAAACGTGGGGAACTCCAGGCCGAGGCGGCTGACGCTGCACTCCAGCAGAGTATTCTTGAGGTCTGGGCCGCTCAGGTGGACCTGGATGGGAACTTGCTCCTTACGCCTGATGAACTGGCTACGAAGTCCCTTCAGACCTTTGTTAGGATCAAGAAGGGCCTTGTACTCTCGGAGTCCAGCCTAGCGGCTGGCGTGACCTTCACTGACGAGGACATTCGCAAGGCCCTTGAGTCAGGACTGAGCGGTGCGGAGGTAGTGAGTGTATTCGTACCGCTGGGGGTTACTCCTGAGAGGATCGAAGCGATGGCTCAGAGTATCGTGAGTGGGCCCGAAACTACCCCTGAGACAGACACTACTCAACCCTCAGGGGTACAAGAAACACTCGCGGCTCTCGAGAGGGGAGAGGCTCCTCAAGGGGTTAGTAGGGTGGGGGTAGTCCCCGAGTTCGAGCCCACAGGCATCCTAGCACCAGGAGCCCGGACAGCACTGCAAAAGAGTCGGGGCAGTCCCGAATTGTTAGAGGCTATAAGAATATTCGCGCAGAGGCACCCTGACAGAGTTAATGAGTTACAAGGTAAGTATCCTCCAGCCCTGATCAATAAGGCCTTAGGAGAAACGAGGTTCTAATGGCTGGTGATCCCCTTATAGATGCTTTGTTCCCAGCCGAGGCTGGAGGGGATATCCCTACGTCTAGGGGCGACCCTCTAGTAGATGCCCTCTTTGGGGTTGAGTCTAGAGTACCTCAGCCGGAGGAAAAGGCTAGGCCTGAGGCGGGTGTAGGTAGCGAGTTCATCACAGGTATCGGGGCAGGGTTAAAGAGTCTAGGTGGGCAATTTACAGCCGCGGCCGGAGTAGTATCGCAGCTAGTTGGAGCAGAGGAAACTGCACAAGGCTTGTTCGAGTCCGCGGCTGAGACTGAGGCTGAGATACAGGCCGAGACTCCAAGAGCTGTAGGCTTCGAGCAGGCTTTTGACTCTCCCGGCAATTTCGTTACTTGGCTTTCACGCATGACGGGGGAACAGATACCTGTGTTAGGTACTATACTGCTCGGTGGAGGGCTAGGAGGTATCGTTGGGGGACTAATAGGGAGGGGAGTTCTGACGGCGGCGGAGGCCGGAAGTGTACTAGCTCGCGCCGGGGGCCTAGCACAAAAGTTCGGGGTCGCGGCCGGGGGTATTGGCGCTGCGGCGGGTTTCGAGACCGGGGCTACAGCGGGGGAGCAGTTCCAGGCAGTTGGTGAAGTCCAGCCAGGGGTATCGCTCGCGGCCGGGGTAGCCAAGGGTGCGCTGGAGGTTATAGTTCCTTTCGGGCTGGCGAAGGTACTGGGGATTTCGAGCGCGGCTGCCGGGGGGGTGCTGGCTAGGATTACTGAGTCCCTGACAAAGATACAATCAAGAACGGGCCGGGCGCTTGTGACGGGGGCTGTGGCTGCGCCTGTGGAAGGCGCAACGGAGCTAATGCAAGAGGCTATTGATCTAGGAGTCCGTAGCTATGTTGATGAGAACTTTCAAGCGCTGGGGCCGGAAGGTGTACAAAGGCTGCTGGAAGCAAGCACTACAGGGCTCTTCATGGGGGTTATTTTTGGTGGAGCTGCTGGGGGTCTGTCGAAGCGCCCGGTTGATGATCTGGAAGTGGATGACTTTGATCCAGGGAGTGCTACGGGGAGGGTGAAGCCACAGGGGGAAGTGAAGGAAGCAAAGGTGGAAGAGGCAGTCCGGGAGCCTCTGAAGTCTAAGTTCGAGGGTGAAGCCGTACCTGAGCCCGCGAGGGCAGAACCTACTGTTGCAGTTTCTTTAGATGGCGCCGCCGTTGAGGTCGAACGGGAGCAACCTCCTTCAAGTGAAACCTTCCAAGAAGCCTCAGTCATAATTTCTCTCGGCCTCAACAAGATCGAGGCCGGTGATCTGGCAACAGTCGTAAATGCCTACAACCGGAGTCTCGCAGAGGCTGAGGTGGTTGTACCTCCGACTGATACGACAGCCTACTGGCAAGGACTAGATGCCTGGATAAGTGAGAAGATACTGGAGGAAGGTAAAGGGCTTACTAGTCTCGACAACAGCTTGCGAAGTATCGGGCGAGAGTTGAAGTCACTGTATGGAAAGGAAGACATCCAACAGCCGCGCCCTGTAATCCCTCACGAGTTGACCTCAACAGGTAAGGTTACTGTCGACGAAGTCTTGTCGCTAGACCACTCAATTATGGGGGATACTTCGCCTGTATTGACCGTCGATGGGAACTTTCGAGATACGAGTGGAGATCATGAAGCGTTTGCTTCAGAAGTTAGCGATGGTACCGCTGCTATAAGGGACATACAGAAGTCCCACGGGGTTATAAGAGCCTCGGGAGTATTTGTAAATACGGGCGGGGAAGTCTCCGCAGGGTTTGAGATAGTCAAAGACCAGCCAGTTACTAAGGCGCAGCTCGATACTGTAAGGAAGATACAAAAGAACGTCAATATACTGTATATAGACATCTCGGATGGGGAAGGACTCCGTTACACCTTCAAGATCAGGGGTAAGTCTTTCGAGATACTTAAGCTAGCGGATGTTAAAGGCAAGTTCAAAGTACCCAAGACCTTTAATGAGCTTCTGGCTATGGTTAAGAAAGATAGCGAAGAGATTGAGGACAATATCCAACAGCTCAGGAAAGACATTTCGACTCGCGGCGAAACCTCGACTGAGGGGATATTCGAGTCAGTGTATAAGGCATCGCTCGCTGAAAGCGTGAAGGACAATGCCCAGGTGCTAGAGAATATGGGCCTTAATCCTGATAGTATCTCCCATACCCCGGAAGGCACTAAGGTTGACAGAGTACTAAAGCGAATGAAAGTTCCTCGCGGCAAGCGACGGAAGCTCCGAGCCCTGACGGATCGCTACGGGAAAATTCGTGAGTGGGGAATAAACGTCATCCAACTCGCCAAAGACAACCCCCACATCCAGGGATTAGTTCGGTACGTCGAACTCATGGATCGCATGTGGAGCGAGAAGATGGGGATTGTAGCGGATACTGACGAAATCCTCCGCAAGTGGATGGCTAGCATGAGTGTCGGGATGCAGGACAGATTTGCTAAGTTCCTATTCGACATGGACGGAATGGAATACCTCACGGAGGAGGAGGTTGAGGCGGGAGTGTCGAGGTTCCCTACTGATGAGGAGTTCGGAGCGCTAGTGCGGAAGCACAAGCTATCAAGAGAAGCGGTGGAAATGTATCGGTTGGTGAGGGACTCTACGGGTGACATACTAAACAGGGTCGAGGCGGCTGACCTAGACCGGGCTGGGAAGACCTTTAGTGACCCTGCTATGCTAGCCCAGGAAACTAACCGTATTAAGGCGAGCATGAATAGGCTGAGGGAACGACCCTATTTTCCTCACAGTAGGTTTGGAGACTATGCACTGATAGTGCACAATTTAACTGCTGATGGGGAGATAGACACTGTAGCGTATTTTGAGCAATTCGAAGATAAGGCCGCGGCTCAGGCACAAGTGGAGGCTGTACGTGAGGAATTCCCGGAGGAGGGCGAATTTACTGACGTAGGGCTCAGATTAATCCCTGATGATGTGAAAAGTTTTAAGGGTATGCCGCCGCAGCTGCTGGAGCAAATGAAAGCCGAACTCTCCAAGAGTGACATGCTTACCGATGAGATGCGTGACTGGCTAGACCTATTTGCTGGGGAATTCCTACCGGGTAAGAGCTTCCGCAAGAGACTGCTAAGGCGCAAGAATGTTCCGGGCTTTAGTGTGGATGCCCTGCGCTCGTATGCAAGCTATATGCGTAGCGCAGCTGGGCATGTTTCAAGGATAAAGTTCAACGGCGATATGGACCAGACGATATTTGACATGAAGGCTGAGATGAGAGCCCTCACGCCGGGGACAGATGTAACTAAGAGGTCTGGAATTATCTCGTTTGTCGAGCGGCACAAGGAGGAAGTACTAAATCCCAAGGCGGACTTTGCTGAGCTGCGAAGCGTGGCGTTTATCTGGTATCTGGGGTTTGTTCCGGCCAGCGCGGCGCTGAATTTCACCCAGGTTCCTATGGTAGCCTATCCATTCCTCGCGTCGAGGTTCCCGAGTGCGTTCGATACAAAGACAATAAATGCTCTCAAGAACGGGATACTTAGAATTCACAATACCTACAGGAATAAAACCAAGGATGTTAGCGATTTCAAGGTCTGGGCGCTTGATAGGGCTATGTCGCAGAATGTCATTAACGAGTCACTAGCCACGGAGCTAGCTGCCGTGGCTGACGGGAACAACATGGCGAAGCTCATTCCCGGTAGTCCGATGCAGAGGTTCATTGCTCAGACGGCTCACTGGAGTGCCTTTTTGTTCCATCATAGTGAGATGATAAACCGAGGGATTGTGTTCGATGCGGGGGTGGAACTGGCACTAGCGAACCCAGACACAAAGTATCTTACGGAGTTACGCGAGGCAAAGAGTCTGGAGTTTGAGGAGGTAGTTAAGGAGGGTAAGACTCCAAGTGAGGCTATGGCCTATATTGCAGGCAAGGACGCTGTTGAGGGATCGCAGTTTCAGTACTCTCTCTGGGCGCGACCTAGGTTCATGCGAGGCAAGAAGGCAGTGATTTTTACTTTCTTTATGTTCCAGCAGAATATGCTGAGGTTTGCCTTACGAGATCCGGGCGCCGCCCGGTACTGGCTCATGATGCTATTCGCAGCTGGGGTTATGGGCTTGCCGGGAGCTGAGGACCTGGCGGCTGTGGCTAAGTGGATGGCGAGGAAATTTGACAAGGACTTTGATGTAGAGAGGGAATTAAGAGAGTTCTCCCTAGCACTGCTGGATGATAAGGTGGCCCCTGACATGATGCTCCATGGCCTGTCGCGTATCGGGTTCGGTATCCCTCAGGCCATGGAGCTGATTGGGTTGCCGAGGCCTAGTTTTGATTTCAGCGCGAACCTTTCGATGGGGCAATTAGTGCCGGGGCTGCAGGAACTAACGTCCGTAGGAGGGGACTTCGAGTCTAGGTTCTCCCGCGCGACTACGGACATGGCTGGAGCAACCATTGGTATAGGTATTAATGCGATAAAAGCGTTGACAGATGACGCACTCCCGGCTGGGGACTGGAAGCGGTGGGAAAGGGCGATGCCGAGGGCCTTGCGCAATATGTCCAAGGCAAATAGGTTCCTTACAGAAGGCCGAGAGCGAAATAGGGCTGATGCGACTGTAGTGGAATTCGATGCCTCGGACTCAAACCACGTGGCTGAGATATTCGCGCAGCTGACAGGGTTTACACCCTTGCGCTTGTCTCGAAGGTGGGACCGAGACCGGATGGTAAAGGAAGCTGAGATGTATTGGAGTACAAGGCGGAATACTCTGATGAAGCAGCTGGATCATGCGAGAGTACTAGATGACCGGGCGCTAGAAAAGTCCATAAAGGGAAAGATTAGGCAGTATAATCACGAAATTCCCTTCGGGAGCATGAGGATAAGTCACGCGAATTTGAGAGCGAGTGCCAAGGCAAGGGCTAGAAGTAGGAGACTGCAAGAAGCTGGTATACCTAGCGTGAAGGGGCTGAGACCGCTGGCACGAGGTATTAGCGCCCTGTTTCCTGAAGTGGAAGAGGATGTGGAGGAGATTAGAGTGCGCTAGATCTCTTTCGGCGCCATTTCCTCGTAGCTTTCTTTGCTCTATAGGCCCGAAATTGAACCCTTCCCTTCCTTATTCTGAAGTCCATTTTATGGATGAGCCCACAGTCACAACAGGCCATTAGGTGTCTCCTAGCTGTGGGTTGTATCCACTCTCCGTCCTTAACCGTAACCATCTTCCGCATTATCCTTGTCCTAAGATATTGTAAAGTCTCGCACAGGCATTACTAACATTCCACCACAGGTCCCGCTTGAGCATTTTGCTCCAGCTCATCCCGGCGCTTCCGTCACTTTTCTCCCAAATTATGAGAATGGAAGCCATCTCGTCAGCCTGAGCTAGTGCCGCTCTAAGGACTGCCCTGGGGGTCTGTTCGGCTCCTGGCCCAGGGACTACTTCGTGCCTGTCACTTGGTTTCTTTGGCATTGGAATTACTCCTTTCGTTCCCAATTGGTTCCTGTAACCCCGCAGGCCTCCGCGAACTCCTCCCTTAGTCCTCCGCAAGGTAGAGGCTCGCCTGTTACTCTATCTAGGGTTATAGAGCAAGAGTACTCCTTTCTGGACGCCAGTTTGGCGCTCTCAGTAGTGAGTGTGAACCCTTGGATAATAACATGCCGACAACTTACGCAACAGCCTTTGAGCTTCTCTGAGTCACTCATCTTTCTTCTCCTTTACTACCTTATATCTCATGCTTTGTGAGTCTAGTTTCATATACCCCGCCTTGATTGCTGCGCGGGTTGCGATCTCGAATTCCTGTGGTGACATAATGGGAAGCATGTACCTCCACAGGGTTTTATTATCTATCCCGTTATAGGCTTTAACATATGCGAGAATTTCCGTGACATGACGAGACACATCACCTACGCCGATGGACTGGAAGACCATACTCATGGATTGCTCCAAGCCGGTAGTCATGTTCTCGGCTATAATGAGGTCCCCTTCAGTTATCGAAAGTTCGTTACGCTGGGCCGCGGCTATCACGATTGCCAGCTTGTGGATGTGGGCCTGCTTACGGGCTACGTAACCTCCATACCGTTCGCTAGCCATATGTCGGGGACGAGCCTTGTTGTGGTTCACGTACCAAATTTTGCCCCAGGCCTTAGCCTCAGGGGTTAGAGTGTATTCCCCCTTCAGCTCGGCGATAAGCCTGAGGTCTTCCACGAGCTTCTTTTCATTCTCTTTGAACTCAATAGGTTCTATCACGTCCGATAGGTAAGGAACAAGATGGCGCTTTTTATCTCCGTATACCCAAACTATTCGAGAGGTAAAGCCGCCACCTATCATGGACTCAGGGAAGTTATCCCGGAGCCAGGAAGGAGTAGTGCAGGCTATGACATTAATCCATGGGTTTTCTATCCGGGTGTCGGCTGAGGACTTCAGCTTCCGGGTCCAGGTTTCTAATTCGCTGTCCCAGAGGTCAACTAGTACGTCTATCATCTCTTTGTCAGCAGGGCGTAAGAAAGTGCCGAGTTCAGTAACGACGCATGTGATACAACTCATATTCAGAAAGTCCCCCTCCATTCCAAAGGGGACCATTCGCTGGGCTTCGGATAGAGCGAGGGTGAGTCCTTGCCAAGTCATGGACTTGGGACCGAAAACAACTCCCTCAACCTGAGATAGAAGTCTCATCCCAATACGAGCGGAAGTAGACTTAGAAACAACCCCCGCCGGCCCTACCATTATGATGTAGAAGTTCGGGGTCCATTGGAAAAACCTCTCATTTATCCATACCTGCCGGCGGAGGGCCCCGGCAATAGTACTGACGGCTGTCCAGAAATGGAACAGGTCTGGGGACTCGGACTGGGAGGTATAGTGGTAGTATGCCTCGAGCCAGTTGGAGTGGATGCGAGAGGGCACAGGAATTCCTAGGGAGCGTTCCATTTAGATCTGGCTTCTTTCTGGGTGATGAACTTGACTTCCAGCTTGCCGAGGTCGTTGAACTCAATATATCTAACGGGAATACCTTCATCCTCTGCATACCGCCTTTCGGCGGCTACGCCTTCAGATTTTGCTACCCCGTTGATACAAAGGATGTAGACTTCAGCACTGTGGTAAATGAATACCTGAGAGTGTTTCTGCCAGAACGGGAAGTTAGTGGGTAACATGCACCTTTGGGCAAGATCGTGGTCGTGGAGGATAGGGGAAAACACTATAGCCTGCTTCCGCATCAGGGCTGCGACCGCTACAGCAGCGAAGTTGTGCCTAAGCTGGCGGACAGACGGGTTTTTGTGGCTGTAGGGTGAGGCGAGGTAGATATAAGATAGCATGAGAGTTCCTTTTCTGGACTATATAATGTGCATTTCGCACACCATATAATTCACCAAGCCCGCTTTTCGCAATCCCCCCAGGAAATGCGCGAGGTTTTCAGTCCCCAGGGAATGATGAGAGGATCATCATATGGGATAACTACAGTGAGTGCCCTTTTGATAGTAGCTAATGACTTTGCGTTTGACATTGCTATTGGGTATTGGAATACTAGGCTATCGTGGACTTGGAGAAGGATCTGAACCCAATTAATCTCATGTAGCTTTATGCTACCTTTAATGGTGGTGATACCTACGGTCGACTGCGGTATCCAGGCGAGAGCTTTAGGCAGCAATGCCTTTACCCTATCGAAGAAAACAATACGGTAGCCAAACTTGTTATATATTGTGCGGGTTCGCTTCTTCCCGTCGGGCCAGAAGTATAGACCCATTAACTGTGAGTTCACCCGTTCCTTGTAGATCGGTATACTGGGGTGGAGGCCAAACCAGCTTCGCTGAAAGTTCTCAGCATCACGCAGTGGTATACCAATCTGTTGCGATAAGCCCATAGGGGCGCCGCCGTTGTGGGTTGCATGGACACAACGCTTGCAGATATAGTATATGCCTCCAGGGTAGCTAGTAGCTTTGATAGCCTCGTCGCTCCAGCCCGAGACCCGTTCAGGAAACACGTCTCGGGCGTTTTTAATGTGGACGTTTATGCCAGAGCGAAAGTCAGCCTTGAGGTCTGAGTCTTCGGCCTCCCAGGCTACCACTTGTGCCTCAGCGCCGCTAAGGTCGGCTTCCGCTATCTCGAACCCTGGGTCGGGGATGAACATTTTGCGGATGTTAGGGAGTTCAACGGTTTGGGCGACCATGAGAAGGGTTTTCCTTTGTAGTCCTTAGAGCGCTTCCAGTAGCACTTGGCATGATGGAGGGCACAGTATGAGGAGCGGGGCTTGAATGGCTGGCCGCAGTACTCGTGAGTGGGAGGCTCATCGTCGCCCCATAGGGGGTAACGGCAACCCGGTGGAGTCCAGTCACTGCCTTTAAGGGGGGCTCCTCCGTCCCAGGTAGGAGTCATCTCCAGGGTTCCCTATCATCACGTTCGGCCATTTCCTGTAGCTTGGCGTACTGGGCTTCAGTCAAAAACCCCTTCTCGGTCCACCAGTCGTGGATGGAGTCGATATAATCGGAGGAGGGAGCCTGAGAAAACAACCATTCAATATCGGTTGAGTCTGTGACTGCGCCCTCAGGAAGCTGGGAAGTCTCATGAGGTTCACGAATGTTTGACTTCATGAAGGTATCGACGTCGAAAGGTTGTTTACTCACGTCTAGTCCTCCTCTCTTCCTTCAGGGATATTCATTAAATTCGTCCCAGTACCAAAGGCATTACGAGATGATTTGTATCTGAAGGTCTTAGCGGTGGGGTTATAGCTACAGCGCAGGCGCTTATCCAGGTCTAGCCTTGCCTTGCAGAAGTTCGAGTTAAAGGTTCTAAGACTGCGCATCTCCTGAATGGTTTGAGTAATGGGGGTGAGTATAGGGTTTATCTTTCCTATACGCTCTAGCGCATCATCGTCCATAGAGCGACCCTTGGGCGGGCGGACCGCTAAGAGATCGTAGAATAATTCTCCCTGCTGCTTCGGGCTACCAGTCCAGCACGAGGCCTTGGGCTTGGTAGGCATTACGTCTTCGCCGATGATGTGCCTGAGCCACTCGCGGCGTGAGTCCACAGCCGCGACTAAATCCATAGACAGTCTGGCTCTCATGTCGGTGTTTATGAGAGTGCCTCGAAGTTGCATTTCCAATAGCATAGGGAACTGAGCCATCTGGATAGCGGCCTGAGCCTCTAGGCCACAGTCCTTAATCACTGTGACTAGTTCGTACTTTACCTCGGTGGTATTGATAACGTCCTTACAGTTGTATTCCCACAGTTGTTCCTCTGGTACGTCCTTGCCCCATTCTTTATCCTCTCCGATGTCGCCTTCGTCTTTCCAGTAGCAGTGGTAATCGCAGTAAAGTGAAGATAAGTGTCCTAGCCCCATAGGAGTTCCGGGCCAGCACAAGTGGTGCATGAGCATAGTATCGAAGAAGCATTTGACTGTTATACCCCACCACTTGGCGAAATATTGAGCGTCGTATAGGAAGTTCTGGCCGATTAGCCGGATGTTAGGGTGGGTGAGGATATAGCAAAGGTTTGTAACTATCATCGCTTCCTCGTCGAGAGTGAAATACCCTTCTGGGTTCTCGGCACACATGAAGGGAATGCAGATAGCATCGGAGGAAGCGTCGTCGTAGCCTAAGCCGCAACAGGCTATATGTCCGTTACGAGTTTCTAGATCGCATGATACCTCGGTAGGAGTAGGGGAGGTCTTCAGCATTACGGCTAGATTTACTATGTATTTCATCGTTTGGTCGAAGCTAGGCCGGATAATGAAATCCCTCTTAGGTTCCTGCCACCCCCCGTACTCGAAAGCCTTAGGCAGCCTTTGGCTGAGGTCGTGCTTGATAAGTGTCCTCCATGGCCAAGTACGCAACGCAGCCGCCGGGTGGTAGGTAGGTAAGAGTGGAAAGCCTCCCATGTCTGGCCGGCAGTATAGCTGTGACCCTCTCCAGGCACCTATGCCGGTAGGAACTTTGCGCTTATCCTTGTCGCCTATTTTGAAGTCGTCCTCGGTAAGGGCCCATAGGGCATAGTTACCGTATCCTATCACGATGTCCGGCTGGACAATGGCTAGTTGCTGGCGAACCTTTTCCAGGCCTAGTATCACATTATCCTGCGGATAAAGCCCACGAATGAGTGTCTTGCCGAGCGCCCGCGCCTCCTGCGTAGGGTGAAAGAACCTCCACATTTCGTTCTTCCAGGGCTGGGAATTAATGACGTTGGTGCAGAAGATGGAGTCGCGGCTGAGGCCGCACTCGCTGAGGATTTTGTCATTCTCTTGGCCGGAGCGACCGACGAAAGGCTGCTGGAGGTAGGCTTCATCAGAGCCATAAGACTCTCCTACAATTGCGATGGAAGCATTGTGAGGGCCGGAAGTGCCGGCGAAGATGTCAGTCATCGCGATACTGCCATATCCATGTTTCATGAACTCCGATACAATTAGGATCACGAGGGTCCCAACCCCGCCGTTTCACCCAGCAGAGCCAACAACAGTCCCCTGTACCAGTTAGCTGAACAGGAAACCAAGCGTACCACCGATGCCATTGGCTAAGGTCTTTACTCTTCTTCACTTTGAATTTCATAAGCTAAAACCTCACATCAAAGTCTTCAATGTCTTCCTTGTGCTGGCGAGCGAGGTAGTCTCCTGATGCCTCCTTCGCCTTAATTGCATCGAGCGTGGCCTTATCATAGGGGGTTTTTGTGATCTCGACGGTGGGTGTTGGAGGCTTGCCTGGCGGCTCTCTCAGCCAGAACTTCTCGGGCTCAGGTTCAGCCTCAATGTAACCTATATCAAGCATATGCCTTTCGAGGGTCTTACCGATAAATGCTAAAAGGCTCTTGTACTCCTCACCATCTACGTGCTGCGCGCCGCGAGGGTCGAAGACTTCCTGCAGTTCGTATGCTACAAATGCGACGCTCTCGCCGCGACGGAATACAGCGCTGACCATGCGAGATAACCCTACCTCCCAGGCATAGTGTGTCACATTCTTCGAGGTAAGGAACATCTCAAAGGGATGCCGCTTGCCCTCGAAGATTATGTCATTGATAGTAAGGTAATACAGCTCGTCATTGACTCCCTCGTTCCAACGGAGGGTGTATGTAGCCCCGTGTACTACGTCGGGGCGCTCAATTTTTGTCATAGGAGATGATCCTTTCGTTCAGCCGCTCGAGCCCTACCTCGGCCCGGTCGAGTAGGATGTTCATGTGGCGCCAGTCAACAGCCTCGGAGAAACGGGCACAGTCAGGTACTTCCACTTCGATAACTCCGAGGGAGACGATGATACCTACAATAAGGCCGAGAATGAAGGCCCCCCCCACAACGGCGGTAGCGTTGTCACTACTCATTCTGGTGCATCCTTATCCTAGCGTGATCTAGATACTCGCTGTTGATTTCAATTCCGGTTGCTATAACACCCGCACTGATGGCTGCAGAGAAGATGGCTCCGCTTCCGCAGCATGGGTCGAGTACCTTATCGCCTGGGAGGCAGCTGCGCTTAAGTAACTCGGCGTAGAGTTGAAAGGGTTTCTCAGCGGCGTGAAGTTTGTGCTGAGAGGGAGAGCACTCAATGACATCCTTGTGAGCTGCACCGAAGGGCTTGCCGCCTTTAGATGCAAAAAGGATAAGTTCATAGCACCGCTTAAAGCCAGAGGATTGTCGTGGGGCATAACCAGTACCTTTGTTCCAGATGATAGGAGTGCGCCAGCAGTTCCACTCGGTCATGGAGTCGATGTCATCGCGTAGTCTAATAAACATCCCGATATCACAGAACATCCACAGGTGGGCCTCGGCTTTACAGATGCGGGGGGTGAAGTAAGCTATGTCTCTAGCAAGGTCTCCGGCTCCTTCAGGGTCATCCGAGTAGTTATGCGATAGCTCAGCCACGTCACCGAACTTGTCTGCTCCTATACCATATGGAGGGTCAGCGATTACGCAAGTATAGGTATCGGCCGGGAGCTCACGGAGTTCGATATGGAGGTCGCCCTGGATGAGAGTGTGCGCGGTCGCGGCCGTGGCGCCGCGTCGCTCTAGCTCCGCCATGAACTCGGCCTCGACCTTAGCCGCGACTACGTTGAAAGCTTGATGAGCGGAGGATGCCCCGGCGACTGCAGGGTCGTCGAGGTAAGGGGCTATAATTCTAGCGCGCGATACCTCGCGGCGGGCATTAGCGATCTTGGAGTCAGTAGCAGGAGTCTCGACTGGGACACTGGCTAGTCCTCTGGCTGTATCGGCAACAGACTGTTTCGGGTTCTGGGCCTGACGAAGTTTGTGCAGTTCGTCAAGCGCGGCTATGCGCTCCTGCCATGTGAGGTCCTCGCGGTGGAGATTTTCCGCTAGTTCTGCCTCGCGGAGATCAATGTGCTGACTTTCGCTAGGGAAGGTATTAACGAGTATGTAAGGTACGTGACCTTCAGGAACCTTTTCCCCATCGTGACGGTAACAGGTGACGTGCGGAGCAAAACCCTGGCCGTCCGTAATCATCTGCAGCGCGCGCAACCGGCGGCCCCCAGCTACAAGGTATAGCTTCCCGCCTTCCTCGTTGAGTATGATGGGATGGAGTAGCCCGTTGGAGGCTATACTCTTTGTCAATTCAAAGAGTGAAGACTCGTCGAAGGCTTTACGCTGACGATCTCCGATATGGATGTCAGCGATGGGGATTGTTTTCAAGAGGCTGGCTCCTAGCTCATAAGTGTTACAGTTTCTACCGCACGAGTAAGGCCGGTATATAGCCACTTGCTTCTTTCCTCTTGCTTCCAGTTCAGGAACTTGTCATCATAGAAACCGCTGTTTTCCCACTGAGAGCCTTGGCTCTTATGGACAGTTATCGCGTATCCAAAGTCAAACTCCTCTGAGTCCTGGAAGTCCCACCACTGAAGGGATTTCACCAGTCCTGGCTTAGCATACTCATCAAAGTGAGCCCTGTGGGTACGAACACAGACATCTGTACCCAGTTCAGTAGCGACTGTCATCTCGATGAACCTATCGTACTCTTCGAGAATTTCTTTCACGGTAACTAACAGTCCGTTAAAGAGGCCCAAGGATTTTTTGTTCTTAAGGCAGATGAGCTTCTCGCCAGGATTTGGATACGAGCCTTTGTATTCTAGTATACCTCTCATCCGCCTGTTCCAGTTACGCCTAGTGGCGTTCTTACCAGTAAGTATCTGGTCAAAGTCTAGGGCCTGCTGCTTGGAGAGATCAGCAAGGGCTATATGGGAGGACCGCCCGTACTGTCCCCTGGGGATGGGTTTGCCCTGCCGGGCGAGGAATGAGAGTTTAATGATAGGGTTGTCTAGAGCCTGGCGATGGATTTCGGTGAACATGACATCAGGCCTAGCGGCTATGAGTGCTCCCGTGCCATGGATAGGCGGGAGCTGTCCTGGGTCGCCAAGGACCAGGATGGGAACATCAAAAGTAAGTAAGTCCTGTAGCATCTCGTCGTTGACCATGGAACACTCGTCGAGGACGAGTAAAGCAGCTGAGTTGAGAGGGGACTCGTCGTTGAGCTCGAACGATAGGGCCGAGCATTTCCGCATTTCATCGGACAATTCCTTTGAAGCTTCTCTGTTCCCGGCTTCTCGTGCCAGCTGGAAGTTCTCCTTTACTTCCTTGAAGTATTCCTCCTCAGGAATGATGGGCTTGTAGATGAGCGAGTGGATTGTACTCGCGGGAACGCCATGTCTTCGCATTACTAAGGCGGCTTTGCCTGTAAAGGCCGCGTATAGGATTTTGCCCTTGATCTCCTCAACGAACTCCTTGATGACAGTGGTTTTGCCTGTGCCAGCGTAGCCGAAGACGCGGAAGACAGGATCAGAGTCGGGGTTCTCGAACCAGGAAAGGGCTAGTTCCTTCGCGGCCTGTTGTTCGGGGTAAAGAGTTATAGTTTCTCCTAATGTGTGCGCCATATTCTATACCCCCGAGCTACAGCACGTTGGGTGAATATGAAGCCCGTTCTCTTCTCGGCTAGTTTAGTCGAACTAGCGAGGGAACGCTTTGAAAAAAAGCTGTCCCCTACAACCATTTGGTCATACGGATACTTTCGCGCTCCGGCCTTGGGGTTTTCTTCCTTCAAGGGGATGCCTTTGTCAATTTCCACCATGAGTCTTTTCCCTTTCCTGTTGTGCTATTGCTTCGAGTATGGCTCTTATCAAAAATTCATCTTTGAGTTTCCGTGCTGTTGCTAAAAGGGACGCGAGGCGGTTGAGCTTATATGCTTGGCCGGTAAGTAATACAAATTTTGTAGCCACTATCTGTCTCCTAAAAGGATAGGGGGGAAGCCCACCGGGCAAGGTCGGAACCTCCCCCCTATCGGCGCCAAGAGAGCAGAGTCTGGCCTCTCTGTCTCTCGTCGCCTTCTCAGCCACCAGGGCCCTGGAAGAAACCCTGGTAGCGAGAAGGCTAAGTCGCCTGCATGGAGGCGACGGCGTTCACCTCATTGTAAACGATGGTAGGATCGTTCTTGTCCGGCCGGTGGCCAACCTTGATACGCACGGGACCGGCTCCCGCCAGCATCTGGAAGTTCCAGGTCTGGCCGGCGACGTTCTGGCCGAGCGCGGCGCGCAAGCGGCCCAACTTGACGTTCTTGTTCGTGCCGAAAGCGATGCGTCCGTCGTCGTTCACGTCGGTGAAGAGGGACTGCTTGACGATCAGTTCCTCGACATCCATCTTGGCGCGTAGTTCCTCGTCGTCGATGATGTACAGCACATCGACGACGGGGCTGTCGTTCACCTCGCGGAGAGTCAGCTTGTCGCTGAGCATAGCGACGTAGTTGTTGTCGGGGATGGGAGTATAGCGCGTTTCCATCTCGCCATCGACGGCCTGGCTCATGAAGGACTCAGCATCGAATGTGGACATTTGGAGTACCTCTAGTTGGTTAGGGTTAAGATAGTTGCTTTAGCTAGTGCTATTGCTTTTGCTTTTGCTTTTGGGTAGCTAAGGCCGCGAGAACTCCCTCCAGGCGCATCTTGGCCTCCTGGATGACGGAGCACAGGTCCTCTAGCTCCATGGTGATACACTGGAGTTGGCCGGAGGGGGAAGGGGACGCAGCGCCCTCCTGGCCCCCGACGGACCACTCCCCCACAAGTAGTTCGTAGGTACGGTGTGCCTTGACGCGGAGAGCGTTGGCATTGTCACGGGTAGTCTGGAGTTGGTTCAAGAGGGTCTCGAGTAGTGAGGGCTCCCCCTCAACTTGAGCCCCCCCTTGTTGTCCAATAGGCATTGGCATGTTGATGGCTCCCATAGCTAGCTACTCCTTTCCTTGTGTTTGCGCTGCTGCAGTCCGCTGCTTCCACTTATCAACCATCTGCCCGAAGTCGGGCTTGAGCTTGTCGGCTATTGGAAGCGCGCGGTTCTTGAGGTCTACGTTGATTGCGGCTGTAGACCAGGTGAATTCGATGCCGGCTTTTACAGCAAGCACTACATCGCTGAAGTCCTTGGGTATCTTGGGCGCGAGCTTAGTTCCTAGCGCGTCTACCATGAGGGTCATCCCTCCCGCGAGTTCGTCGACTAAGCGCTGGAGATGAGCGGTAAGCAGGAAGTAACATCGCAAGTCTGAGCAGCACTTTTTGATAAAGCGCTCCTCGGCGTTCATTGCTATCCCCCACTCGCCTTGGTGAGCCGCGGGTTTGGAACCTATCGTCATGTCCATTGACATGGTATTGAGGCCAGACATGCTGTCGAAGGCAAAGGCCCGGTTAGGTCCCCACGAGTCGATGGCCCCGTACTCCTTGCCGTCGCGCTGGCACTTGAAGTTGGCGCACACCGCAAGCATGTTGAAGAACTGCTGGTAGTCCTGCTTGTTTAGGCCGGACTTAATTTCAGTGACGGCCTTGTAACTGAGAGAGGTAATGGTTGTAGCCATGGTTTGTAGTGTCGCCCATGAGGGACTTGCCTGGGCGACATAGTGCCAGTGAAGCTTGTCCATGGGGAGGTTGTGGAGTTCCATGGCATCTATGAGGGACTCCTCCCCCCGCGGGTCAGTAATAAGCACGAAGGTCTCAATACCGGCGGCTATAAATGTGGGTATCGCGGTAGTTTTTCCGGTCCCGGCCGGGCCAATTAGGAGGGTGCTGGAGCCTGGAATTGAGGCTTGGGGCTGAGTCTCGATTGGGGTTCGCTCTGTGGCTGAGGTCATGGTAGTGGTCCTCGGTAGTCACAAATGAACATGACTCCCTTAGGCATCCGGTCGCAAACTTCTTTGGCCTCGTCGAAGGTGTAAGGGCCTGAAACAAGGGGCCGGCTGTCCTGGACGTTCCCTGCTACCATGAACTTCTCGTGGCCTTTTAGCTCCGCGCGGTCCAGTGCGTGGGCTCGGTCTTCCAAGACCTTTGCATGTTCGCGTAGCTCTCTGGCGGTAGGAGTATCAGTCATGAGGCTGGTCCCGTCTCTCGCGAGACCCTCCTTATGATGGACTTGTACTCGAAGGGAGCCCTGGGGTCCAGGATCATGCCTACCTGCATGACTACAGGGGTCTTGCCGCCAGGGATTAGGACTTCGTCCCCGACCTTGATGCTGAGGTCGGTGTTCAGGTAAGTATACCTTCGCTTGTCGCCGAAAGAAACTGAAAGATGGTTGGTGGGTGAGTCTTCAGTCATCGGGGTTCTCCCTTTGCTATGTCTGTCCCAAGGTCCGAATAGTAAGTAATCTATTTCCCGCGCGGCTTGCCGGGCAGGGCTCTCCATGTCTTCTTCAGTCAGTAAGGCCATTAGTTATCCCCCCCGAGAATGAATATAATCGGTGCGAGCAGGAGGAAGAGTGCTGCGGCGAAAAGTACTAGAAAACCTACTAAGTATACGAGTCCCATTAGTTATTCCCCCCGACCAAAATAGGAACTGCTGGGTTTTTCTTCAGTGGATCCCACCTACGGATGTCGAATTCTGAGAGCCAGTCCTCAGGGTTCTCACAGGTGCAGATATCCTTACGGTAAGGACAGCCTCCATAGCTATCACAGGCGTCGCCGTAGCTATGTTGCCAGGAGTTGCAGAACTGGGTGAAGGTAGGAGAGTCAATGGTATCGCCATAGACCTCACAGTTGAAGTTCCAGATGTCCACTAAGTGCTGAACCTTCGCGTTGGCCTCCTGCCACCAGCGGTCGATCTGCCATTGTGGATACTGCTCTATGACTTGCATGTGTTTAAATTCTTTAACCTGAAAGGCAATGCCACGGATGAGAGCACTAGAAATTGGTAGTCCGTAATGCTGTGCGGCATAGCAATAACCGATAAACTGCCCCCTCATGGCCCACTTGTAGACCCACTGAGTGCCTAGACTAGTGGTAGTCTTCTCATCAACTACACAAAAGAAATCATTGAAATGACCCAAGAGGTCGCACCTACCGCAGAAGATAATAGGCTCACCGGAAACCGGATGGTTGACCTCCATAGGAATTGCAAAGGTGAATTCGATGGCCGGCTTGCCGTCGCCGTAGTAATAGGGCTCAATCCCGTCAGTATTAGGATCGTACTCCTCGAAGTAGGAATAGAGGGCGGCTACTGTATTGACTAGCGATTTGATATGGGGCTTGCCGTGCTTCTCCGGCTCGGGGTCAACATCACCCCAGTAATCGCTAATGGCCCAAGCGCCGCGGAGAGTAGCGTCAGAGAGTGAGTCGCCGCGTACCCACAGTGCGTGCCGTGACACTTCGAGCCCTTTGGCAAAGGCTCCGCCGCAATGTAGATCGGGGGAGATTGCGCTGTGAGTGAGGCCGAGAATATACTCGCGTAATCCT